CGACCCGGTGCGCGAACTCGCGGTGACCGTCCGGCTGGACACGCACGCCGTGCCGATGGCCGTCGTCCGCGCCACGGCGCCGACCGATGGCGACGTCGTTGTGCTGACCGTCGAACCGTATGCCACCGAGATCACCGGCGGCGACCTGCACCTGCGGGTTGCGCTGCCCCCCACGCCCGGTGGTGTCCTCGACCAGCTCTACGCCGCCCTCGGGGATGCGATCGCGGAGCGGGACGCGCGGCGCCAAGCCGCGGAGGCGGCGCGCGGCGACGCCGCGGCCCGACCGCTCGCGGGGAGCGCGCCATGAGCCTCCCCCAACTGATCCTTCAGGGGCTCGGCTGCGTCGTATTCGCGGCGGCCCTTCCCACGGCCTTCCTCGGACCGCTGGTCGCCGTCTGCCGCTCGCGCTCCGGCGCCGCCGCTGAGGCCATCGCACTCGGCCATGACGTGCCCGACCTGGTGGCGCGCGCGGAGATGATCCGCTTCCGCGAGCGGCGCGAGCGCGAGCGGGCGTTGCTGCAGCGGCTGCGCGCGCGGCTCCGCGCGACCGAGGCACTCCGCCGGAGCCCTGGCGCGCGATGAACGCCGCACTCCATGCCCAGCGCCGACGCGGGATCGGTGGCAGCGATGCAGCGGCCGTCGTCGGCCGTTCCCGCTACCAGGACCCGCTCGGCCTGTGGCTGGAGAAGACGGGCCGCGTGCCCGCCGCGGACGTCGACACCAAGGCGACCGCGCGCGGCCGGCGGCTCGAGGACTACGTGCTCGACGAGTACGCGGCGACCACGGGCGCGATCCTCGTGCGCGGCGAGGCCTTGCTCCTGCGCGGGCCGTTTCGGCATCCCCAGCACGCGTGGATGCTGGCCAACCCGGACGCGCTCGTTTCGGCGACGCATCACGTCACCCGCTCCGTGCGCGGCATCGAGTGCGTGGGCGGCGCCGATGCCAAGACGGCGAGCGGCGCAGCCGCCTACGCCTGGGGCCGCGAGGGCACCGACGAGATCCCCGACGAGTACCTGTTCCAGGGACTCCACTACGCCGCGGTCTTCCGCGTGCCGTGGTGGGACTTCCCGGTGCTCATCGGCGGCGATCGCTTCGAGTTTCGCACCTACCGCGTGCAGGCCGACCCACAGGTCCTCGCGTGGTTGATCGAGCAGGAGCGGCGTTTCTGGGTCGAGCACGTGCTCGCGGATGTCCCGCCCGAAGGTGGCTCCGCCGCGTCCCGCCAACGCTTCGCGGAAGCGAAGCACCCCCATCCGACCGATCGCATGCTCGTCACCGAGGACGAGCGCGCGCTGGAACTCGTCGGCCGCCTTGCAGTCGCCGATCGGGCACAGACCGCTGCGGACGCGGAGTACGCGTCGGCCAAGGCCGACGTGTGCGCGCTGATCGGCGCGCACGAAGGGATTGCAACCTCGCTCGGCACCGTCACCTGGCGGGCCAGCCGGCGGGGTCATCGGTTGTTCAAGACGTCGTTTTCCAAGGAGTGCTGACCGTGTCGACCGAATCCGTTCCCGCGACCGTTCCTCCCACCACCGCGCCCGCGAGCAGCGCCCTCCGGCGCCTCGGCGCGTGGTACGAGCCGGCGAGCTTCGACCAGGCCATCAAGCTCGCGGGCTACATCGCCGCCAGCGGCCTCGCGCCGAAGGGCTACGAAAACAAGCCGCAGGCGGTGCTCGTCGCGATGGCCATGGGCGCCGAAGTCGGCCTCGGCCCGCTGGCGAGCCTCCAGAACATCGCCGTCATCAACGGCCGCCCGTCGCTCTGGGGCGACGCGATGCTCGCCGTGTGCATGGCGCACGCCGAATGGGAGGGCTACGACGAGCAGGCGCCGGACGACAAGAATCTCCGGACCGCGACCTGCACCGTGAAGCGCCGCGGCATGAAGCCGGTCACGCGCACGTTCTCGATGAACGATGCGAAGCAGGCCGGCCTCGACGGCAAGCAAGGGCCGTGGACGCAGTACCCGAAGCGCATGCTGCAGCTGCGGGCGCGGGCGTTCGCGCTCCGGGATGCGTTCGCCGACGCGCTCCGCGGCATCGCATGCGCCGAGGAATCGCAGGACGTCCTCGACGTCGCGGTCGTCGACCCGCCCCGCGCCGACGCACCGCCACCGGCCCCATCGCGCGTCGAGGCCCTCAAGCAAGCCGTCGCCGCCGAAGCCGCCCCGCCCGCCGGCGCGGACACAGCCTCCGTCGCTGAGGCCTTTGCGGACGGCACCCCCACCGAGGCGTCGCCCGCGCCCGCCCCGGCGCTCGATCTCGAGCCGGCGGACGCCATCGCATCGCTGAACACGATGGCGCGGGGCAACGGCACGCCGCAGAGCCAAGCGCTGTCCGCGGAGGTGAAGCGCCTTGCGGGCGCCGCGCTGAAGGCGGCTGGAATCACCAGGATTGCGGAGCTGTCGCGCGCGGCGCTGAACCTGCTGTACGCGGACGCCTGCGCGGCGCGCGAGCGCATCGCAGCCTCGGAGCCAATGGGAGGTGCAGCGTGAGCGTCGACCTCCCCACCATCGCCCCCGCGACGCTCGAAGCGCCCGACCAGGACGCCATCACGCTCAACAAGCTCACCGAGGCGCGCATGCTCGCGCGCGATCTCGCGGAGATCCAGGTCACGGACGACGAGACCAACGAGCGCGCGAGCGCTGGCATCGTCGCCGCACGCGGCATCTGGAAGGACCTCGAGGCCCGTCGCGAAGCCGTGAAAAAGCCCGCACTGGAGTTCGGCCGCAAGGTCGACGCCTTCTACAAGGCGGCGCAGGATCCGCTCGCGACGGCCGCAAAGCAGCTGGAACAGCGGTGCTTGGCGTGGCGCAACAGGGTCCGCGCAGAAAGCGATCGGCGCCAGCGCGAGGCCGCGGAAGCCGCGGCCAAAGCGCGCGCCTCCGCCGAGGCTCTGAAGTCCGCCGACCCCACCGCCACCGAGGATCCGTTCGCGGACGTGTCGGCGGAAGTGGCCGCACAACAGGCGGAGGAGGTCGCCGCGGCGCCCGCCATCGCGCCGCCGAAGACCGTGCGCGCAGCGGGCGGCGGCAGCCTTTCGTGGCGCGAGGTTCCCGCGTTCGAGATCGTCGATCGCGCGCTGATCCCGGACGAGTTCTGGGTCGTCAACGAGGCCGCGATCGCCGCCGTGGTGAAGCAGGCGGGCAAGAGCGCGCCCGACACGGTGCAAATCCCGGGCGTGCGCGTGTTCCTCCGCGAAGAAAGCCAGGCGCGACGATGAACGCCAAACCCAAGATCCTCGCGCGGTCCGCCAGCTCTCGAATTGTCTGGCTTCCGGCTGAGTCCTTCGGGATGTGGGAGAGCGAGGTTCCGTACGTCACCTGCGATGGCGGTCGCGTTTTCGTTGAGGAGAAGGGCGTGGATCTCATGGGCAACGAAGCATGGTCTGTCTGTCGCAATTCGTGGAGTGCGGCAGAAATCGCCATGTCCGCCGTCGCGGCGATGGCGAAAACCATCGAGACACTGCGCGAGGCAGGCGCCGGCACGCCCTCTCAGGGGGGCGGTGTGCCATGAGCTTCAATCACGCCATTCTCTCCGGTCAGCTCGTCGCGAAACCCGCCGTGAACGCCAAGCGCACGAGCATCGTCGACGCGCGCCTGCGCACGTCGCTAAAGCGCAAGGACAAGACCGAGACGTTCGAGGTGCCGATCGAGGCGTTGTACGACGACGTCAAGGGCGCGCTGCTCGCGATGGGCCCCGGGGACGGCATCTGCTTCGAGTACGAGCTCACGGTCTTCAACGCGAAGCCGCGGGCCGACGGCTCGCCGAGTGACTGGTTCCACCCCAAGATCACGCGCATCCTCTACCACTGGCCGGCGAGCGCTGCGGAGGCCGGTCGGTTCCCGAAGCCTCAGCCCGAGCCCTCGCTCGACGAGATGTTCCCCGACGGCGCGGGCACGGGCGAGGCGGGCGCGCCGAGCGGGGCGGGCTGGTGATGCGGCCCGTCCTGGAGCTGACCATCCCGGGTGACCCGGTCGCGCAGCCTCGCTACGCGGAGCGCGTGTTCGTGCACGGGAAGCGCGTCATCCGCCAGCGCTTCATTCCGAACGTGGGCACGCCGGATGAGCGCGGCCGCAAGCACGACCGCCACCCCATCATCGCCTTCAAGGCCCTCGTGCGGCAGGTCGCGACGAGCCTCTACACCGGCCCGCTCCTCGACACGCCGATCGCCTTGGAGCTGCTGTTCGTCTTTCAGCGTCCGAGCACGAGCATTCGCAAGACGAAGCCGAATCCGCGCGAGCCGCGTGCGGGAAAGCCGGACGCCGACAACTGCATCAAGGCCGTGAAGGACGCGCTCAATGGCGTCGTGTGGGTCGACGACGCGCGCGTCTGCCGCGAGGTCGCCGAGAAGATCAACGGTGCTGCCGGTGAGCGGCCCTTCACGCTGGTGCGCGTCTTCGCAATGGAAGAACTCGGGCCGCTCGCGGTGAGCGTCCCGCCCCTCAGTGACGACGGCGAGGCGGTGTTGCCATCGCCCCCTCAGAAAGGACTCTTCGGACCATGAACCTGAACCTCAACGTCACGCGCCTGACCCGCAGCCAGCGCCGCGCCGTGTGGCGCGCGGCGTACGCCACCATGACGGCGCAGCTGTCGCTCCTCCGCGAGGCGTCGACGGACGGCCGCTACCCGGCGGTCGCCGACTTCGACAACGTCCAGATGGCGCTCGCGCAGCTGCGCACGATCGCGGCAGCGGCGCAGGCCGCAAGCGAGCCGATGGCGCAGGCGGACGCCCCGCTGGCGGAAGGCGACGCGCTGCCGTGAACGCCGAACCCGCACCCCCCACCGAAGTCGAGGAGGCGCCCGCCGCCGCGGCCGCAGACGACAGCGGATCGGTGGAGCCGAACGCCCAGGCACCCGAGCCCGCGCCCACGCGGAGGCCCCGGCCGACGCTGCGCTTCCACGTGGACGAGCGCACGGGCGAGTTCACGCACCAGCAAGAGACGCCACGGCAGCGCTTGCAGCGAGAGGCGCTCGAACGCGAGGTCGAACTCGGCAATGCGCTCGACGAAGCGACGCGCTGCGACCCGAGCCTCGCAGGCCTGCGCGGAACCCAGGTCACCGAGCTGGTCCGCGGGAAGCTCGAAACCGCGAAGGACCTGATCGGCGCGCTGCAGAAGGACATCAAGGACACGCAGCTGGTTCCCGAGACGGCGGCGATTGCGGCCCTCGTTGTCGGCCTTGCGCGGGTCTGGCGCATTGCGCACGACCTCGAGGCGAGCGGCAAGCACCTGAAGGACCCGGACAAGAACTGATCGCGGCGCGTGGCCGCGACCCCCGCCGGGCTGCCAGAGCAACGCACCCGGCGGGGTCTTTTGAACCCGAGGAGACCCGATGACGAATCAAAAGCGATCGACGACTTCGCGCTGTGCGACGTGCGGCCGGCGCGCGCGTCGTCTGCGGCGCCATCAGATGCGCCGGCACAAGCTGGATGCTGCGCCGCGACCCCAAGCGCGCGCCTTCTCGCGCGTCGAGGCGCAGTGGGGTCAGAAGGGCTGGCGCGAGAGCGGGGCCTTCCGTGCGCCGGCGACGCGCTTCTTTCGGCGGGCGCTCTGGCGGAGGTCGCGATGAAGAGATCGCTCTGCACCTCCGCGGCGGTGGTCCTGGTGCTTGGGGGCTGCCGCGCGCCAGTGCCCACGTCCACGGCGCCCGCTCCCGCTGAGGGCGCCCCCTTCCGCAGGACGGCGGCCGGCCGCTGGGTCTGGCATCGCGTCCACCTGAAGGAGGTCGACGGCAGCTCGATCAACGCCTTCGTGCTGGTGTGGGAAGAGCCGTGGACCAACTGGATCGGTGGACTCCCACCGGCGACGGAGGGAGTGCCGTGAGCGACCACTGCATCGACGCCGACATCTGCCCCGAGTGCGACGAGTGCCGTGACTGCCGCGAGTGCTCTTGTGGGTCATCGCTCGCGCCGACAGGAACCTTTCGCGCTCGCTTCTCCGACGACGACGAGGTTGTGGCCTCGTGCGCCCGCACGGCGCTGGACGCCGCGCTCGAGATCGCGCAGCGCCCGTGGAGGTGGCAGCTCAATCGCGGCGAGCGCGTGCTGCTCCTGTGGGACGGCGCGGCCGACGAATCGGAGGTAGCGCCCGAGGAGATCGAGATGTTCGCTGTCTCGTACATCCGCGCGCCAGGTGGACTGGTGGTCAACATCCGCCAGCAGGCGCCGGCGACCTCCGGGTGAGTAGCCCGACACGAACCATGAACCAATCCGACGGAGAAGCTCAACGGATAGAGCGGCCGCCTTCTAAGCGGAAGCGAGCGGGTTCGACTCCCGCCTCCGTCACCAACACCAACGCCGGGCAGGCGACCCAGTGACCCCCGACCAGCTCCGTCGCCTCGCGCAACTCCTCGCGATGGGCCAGGGCCTCGCGCTGCGCAACCACCTCTCGCCAGGACTCGTCGAGGAGTTCCGCGCTGCCGCGGCGTCCGTCCAGCGCTGCGAAGTTGCAGCCGACCGCGCGCTGCGATCGCCGCCGCGCATCCCCGCCCCTACTCGCCTGCGCGCACACCCTCCGGCGTGCGGCCTCTGTGGCAAGCGCCACAAGCCGCGCCCTCTCCCCCACGCCGCCGCCTCCGCCGCCCATCACGGAGAAACCGCATGATCGATCGCCAGAAAGCAGACCCTGTCGCGCCTCCCCGGTCATCCGATCGGCACAAGGAGCGGCTCGCTCTGCGCGTCGCACGGGTCCGCGACGAGGTTTCCCGCCAGACGGAGGCGAATACGCTGCGGCGAGTGCGGATCTACCTGCTGGCCCGCGCTGCCCGCAGCGCCGATCCGGTGGAGCGGCGGGTTGCGGATCGCCTCCTTGCAGCGCTCGAGGACTGGCTCGTTGTCGATACGTCCGGTGGGCGCCCGCGGGCCCCGCAGCCGCGACGCCATCGGTCGCTCACGGAATCGCGAGCCTCGTCGTGAAGCGCGCGGAGATCCTGGAGCGCGTGAACGTGGCCCGGCGGAAGTTGGAAGCGGTGCAGCGCGCCACCGCCGGAAGCTACGCCGCCGCGGTCATTCGGGACGCGCTCCTCGGCGAGCTCAATCCAATCCCGGCGCCGGATGCTGACCCAGGTCGCTGGGCCTGGGTGCTACCCGCCCTGCTCGGCGGTCTGGTCGCAGCCGCTGCGACCCTTGGCATCGCGCTCGCCAGCGTGGCGCTGGCGGCGCTCTACGTCGCGTTTGCGTGTGCGGTGCTGGCCCTGGCGGGCCGGCGGTGACGAATTCTGCGGGAGGGTGCTATGGCGGACGATCGCGACCTGCCCTGGTTCAAGTTCTACGTTCGAGACTGGATGGACAGCTACACGGTCGGCGCGATGTCCGACGCCGCCATCGTCTGCTACCTCGACCTGCTGTGTCGACAGTGGGTGAACGGTTCCATCCCCGCGGAGCCGCGGAAGATCGCCGCCATCCTCCGGCGGCCCGTCGACCACTTCCTCGCGCAGATCTGGCCCGAGCTCTCCCCGTGCTTCGTCCAGCATCCGGACGATTCCGAAAAGCTGGTCAACCCCCGGCTCCACGCTGAGCGCTCTGGGGCGACGGAACCAATCGAGCGTCGTCGATCTGCTGCCAGCGTCGCCGGGGCGGCTTCCGCGAAGTCGCGTGCGGCCGCGAGAGTCGTTGCCTCGCCGTTGCCCAACCGTTCAACGACCGTTGAACGAGTCGTTGACGAATCGTTGAACGGCGAGGCAACGTCGGGTCAACAAGACTGGAGACTGGAGAATGGAGATTGCAGAGTGCAGACCCCTGCAGGGGCCTCTCTCTCTTCCTCGCCTTCCGTGCACTGCAGCGCCGTCGCCGGACGAGAGAGAGAGATTCTCCCCACTGAGGATGCGTCACCGGACGGAAACGCTACGCCCGCGCCGTCGAAAGCCGAGACGCGACCACCGCCCGGAGCCGCGCTGGCCGGGGTCGAAGCCGTCCGAGCCGCCTGGAGCGAGGCGTACCGCGCCGCGACGGGCCAGCCGCCCGACTGGGGCGTGCGCACGAACGGCTGCGCGAGCCGGCTGGCGGCGATCCCCCTGCCCGAGCTGCGCGCGCGGATGGGCCGATTCTTCGCTGGCGCGCCCGCGGGGTTCTGGCGCTCGCTGCGACCGGGCGAGTTCCCGGATCTGCTGGGCTTCGAGCACTGCGTCGGGCGGCTCGTGGACGCGCCGCTGCCGACCCCGCCGCCCGCCGGCCCCGCGATCGACGCCACGGGCCTGCCGCGCGGTTCCGGGTTCGGCGGGAAGCTGACCCCCGACGACCTCGCGCGGATCGTGCTGGCGAAGCCGCGTCCGCCCCCGGGCGATGGCGCAGGCGAACTGGCAGGCGCGGCAGCGGCGTCGCCGTTCGCGCTCGCCGCCCGAGGTGACCCGTGACGCCACCGGCGGCCCCGCGTCCGCCGCGAAGCGTCGGCGAGCTGGTCCTGCGCCTCGCTGCGTTCTACCGCGTCGAGCTCGCCGCCGTGACCGTCGCCGCCTACGCGGAGAAGCTGGGCGGCTACCCGGCCGAGATCGTCGACCGCGTCGTCGAGGACTGGATCGACACGAAGGACCGCTTCCCGGAGTGGTCAAAGCTTCGCGAGCTGATTCGGGCGCGGATGCCGAAGGACGACGTGCCGCGTTTCGCGGCGACTCCAGAGCAGGCCGCGGCCAACGCACGACGCGCTGCAGGCATCGTGGCGATGCTGACGGCTCGCTCCACGCTGGTTGATTGCGAGGAGCCGCCACCGGATACGGACAGGCGGGAACATGCGAGGAAGGCGCTGGAACAGCCGGCGAGCGACGCGGTGAACGAGGACAAGCAGACCTGAACAATTCCTGGCGGACTCGCGCACGTCGCGACGTGTTTCGGGAGGGGGAGTGAGGGCTTCCCCATGGAGTGCCACCCGGATGCCGGTCCGGCTGGAGGGGTGGACGACGAGTTCGACGCCGCCCTCGCGCGCTTTCGGACGCACCTGTGCGCGCCTCTCCGCCTGACGGAAGGAACCGCCGGCGTCTACGCTGGTGACATCGCGAGTTTCATCGCGCTCTGTCGCCGCCTGGGCCTGCGCTCGCTGGCCGATGTGCAGCGCGAGACCGCTCGCGCTTGGTTGGTCGTGCGCGCCGATGCCGGTTGCGGCCCGCGCACGCTGGCTCGGCTGCAGTCGTCGCTGCGAGCGTTCTTCCGGTTCCTTCGAGACCGCGGAGTGGTGTCGGCGAGCCCCGTCGAGTCGCTGCGCCGCCCGCGCTTCGCCCGACCGTTGCCGCAGGTGCTCAGCGAGGCGGAGGTCGCTCGACTGCTCACGCCCCACGGAGCCGATCCGTTTTTCGCCGCGCGCAACGCGGCCGCGCTCGAAGCGCTCTACTCGACCGGCTGCCGCGCCGCAGAACTGCTCGCCCTACGCCCCGCCGACCTCGACCTTGGTTTTGGCAGCGTGCGGCTGCGGGGAAAGGGCCGTCGCGAACGATTCGGCTACCTCGGCGACGCAGCGCTCGCGGCGCTCAGCGCCTACCTGCGCCAGCGCGCCTTGCTGCTTTGGGGAGTGCGGGAGAAGCCGCGGGCGGTTTTCCTCACCGTCGATGCCCGCGGCGCGGTCCGGACCATGAGCGACGACACTCTACAGCGAATCGTGCGCGAGGCCGCCGCGCGCGCAGGGATCATGCAGCGCGTGACGCCCCACGTTCTGCGGCACTCATTCGCCACGCACCTGTATGAGCGCGGGGCGAGCCTGCGCGTGATCCAGGAAATGCTGGGACACGCGAGCCTTGCGACGACGCAGATCTATACCCGGGTCAGTATCGCGCGCCTGCGCGAGGTCTACGCGCGTTGTCATCCGCGGGCGTAGCGTGCATCGCGAGCCCCCGGCGCGCACCCTGATCGAGTCACCGAAAGCGCCGCGCGATCTGCCACCAAGGGCTAGACGCCGCGGGGGCGGCATCGTTCTGGTCGCGCGCATGAAGCACAAGAACGAGATCGCGGTCCCTCAGGAGAACCCGGAACGGATCCTGGGTGAGCGCGCGGCGCACCAGGCATCGGCTGTGCGTTGGAGAGCGCGCCGCGGCTTGAACCACGAACGCGCTCGAGGGCGAAGCAAGTACTCGCCCTTGGAGTGCGCGGCTCGGTGCGCGAGGTCGCCGCGATGAACGCTGCCCGCATGAGCAACTCGCCCCCCTTCGGCCCCAGCAAGCCGCTCTTGCTTGCGCTGCTCGCGTTCGCCGCCATCATGGCGTGCGTCGCCGAGGCCTTCGGCGCCACGGCCCGCGTGACCGTCTCCAGCGACAAGGGGAGCGCGGCGGTCGAGATGCGCGCCGAGCCCGGCGAGGCGGCCTACGGCGCGCTCCAGGTCGACCCGGAGCACGGAGGGCCGATCCTCGCCGTCGCCCAGCTCTGGGCGCACGACGGCTGGGCCGAGGTCGAGCTCTCGAACTCGAGCATCGCTGCGAGCCCAGGCGCGTGGACGGGCGCCTACGAGGTCGAGGTCGACGGCGTGAAAGCGACGCGCGCCGGCGCTGTCTTTCACCGCGGGACGGGCTACCTCGAGGTGTTCGGCGAGCCGCGGGTCAGGCTGACGCTCAAGGGCATCGACGCGCTGCAGGGCTTCTTCCCGAAGACCAACAGCGCCGCGGCGAGCGCGTGGGCGAGCAAGCTCGCGCCGGGCTACTCGCCGAGCGCCTGGCCGATCCCGGAAGTCGAATGGGCCCCGGACGGCGGGACGGCGAAGCTCGCCGACATCACGCCGAACGCGCACCAGACGGGCAGCCCGCGGAACGCCGGGTGCCTCCCGCCCGAGGTCTGCGCGCTCTGGATCGCCATGGGCGACGATGCCGCGGCGCGCCGCATCGGCGGCTTCCTGTGGGCCTGGGCGATGAACCAGGCCCGCCGACCGCTGACGTGGCTGCACCCGGCCACCGGAGAACCCTTCGCCGCGGCGGAGTACCCGAAGCTCGTGATCGGCGACTACGGCCCGAGCAAGGCGTGGGGCGCGACCGAGACGTTCGGCGACGCCTTCGGCTCGAACAAGTCGACGTGGACCGGCCTGGAGCTCGAGCACGCGGAGGTCGACCGCCTCGCCGCGCTGGCGGCGCTGTACGACTCCGGCTTCGCGCGCCAGCAGCTCACCTGCTTCGCCGAGGGCCTGCTGACGCAGCCCTACCTGCGACCGCCGGCGTCGGCGCCCGTGGATCCCGGCAGCACTCGCGCGCTGTTCTGGGACGCCAAGGCGCTCTGCTGGCAGGTGGCGCTCTCGCGCGACCTCGATCGCCGCGTTGCGGCGTTCCAGGGCCTCAGCAAGCTCGCGGCGACCTACCTCGCGCAGAGCCGCGCGACTCCAGTTCCCTACTTTCGCCGCTACTCGCCGACGTGGGCGACGCCGCCGGCGAAGCCGAAGCACGTCGCGCCAGGCCTCGAGGAGCTGCGCCAGTGGGCCGAGGCGTTCGGCCTCGAGTTCCCGGAGGGCGAGACGAACCCCTGGCTCGCCGCGCAGGCGCTCGACGACCAGCGCGACGGCGAGCTGGAGCGCATCCAGGACGCATGGTCCTTCGAGCTGGTCTGGCAGGTCGCGATCGGCGGGCCCGTCGCCGCCTTCGTCCAGAGGACCACGGGCGACCCGCGGTGGACGGCGATCCGGCGACACGTCGCCTGGACCCTGACGTACGCCCGAAACCCGAGCGGGACGTTCTGGCAGGAGCAGGTGCCGGCGCTGCCCTTCCGCCACGGCGACAAGGACGACGGAGCCGGGCGTGATGGGCTCGCGTTCTGGACGGCGGGTGGGCTCGCGGCCTGCGCCCCGCTCGCGGCCGGGCCCGCGCGCGAGAAGCTCATCGCCGACGTGGCCAGCGTGGCTGCGGGCAACAAGTACGCACAGGTCGGCAACAGCTACGGCATCGCCTTCGCGTGGTTCCTCGAGGGCGCGAAGGACCCGGAGATCGCGGCGATGATCGGATGGGCACCGTGAAGCGCCCCGCTGCCAAGCCCAAGCGCAGGGCGCCCACGGCGCGCGACATCGCGACCGCTCGCCGCGAGATCGAGAGCCTCCGCACGCGAGCTCTGCTCTACGCGGAGCGCGGAATCACGGGCTGGGTCGACGCGCTCATCTCCATCGACGCCGTGCGGCAGGCGTTGCGATGAGCTTCCGCTGCGCCACCTGCGGCGCGCGGGACGGCAACCGCGGCTGCGTCGACTGCGGCGGCGACGAACGAACCGCAGAGCTCGCTCCGGTCCAATTCGACCTCGGTCCGTTGGGTGCCGCCGGGGCGGGCTCGCTTTCTGGAGCGCAACGATGAGCCCTTGGTGGGATCCCCTCGGCCTCTTCTCGCGCCGCGAAAACCTCGCCCTCGAGGCCGCGCCCGCGCCCGCCGGCGGAGAGCTGCGCGTCCTCGCCGCCGGCTTCAACCACATCGTGCCGGAGTTCTGGGGCGGCAGCGATGGAGCCCTTCGGGGCTGCGAGAATGACGCCCGCGACGCCATCGCCGCCTGCGCCACTGCGCGGGACCGCACGCTGCTCACGGGCCTCGCCATCGGCCCGCAGGAGTTCCGGCAGGCGCTTCGGCAGCTCGCCGCGCGCACGCACGCCGGCGATCGCGTGGTCATCTGGTTCAGCGGCCACGGCGGCACGGACTTCCCGGGTGACCCGGGCGAGCCGAGTTCGGAGTTCCTCGTGCTCCCACGCGGGCCCCTCCCCGAGTGGGATCTACAGCAGGACCTGCTCGCGTTTCCGCCGCTCTCCGACGTGCTCATCGCGATGGACGCCTGCCATTCGCTCGGCATGACCCGCGACACTGTCTTCGCATCCAATTCCGGACACCGCCGGCCGAAGGCACTCCCCCACGACATCCTGCGCTGGGCCTCGGATCGCTACGCGGAGCTCTTCGCCGGCGCGCGTGCCCGCCGAGTGAGCCGATCGGAGATGATCCGGAGCGGCCCGCAGCCGAACGTCGCCGCCGCCGCGGCCTGCGCCGAGAAACAGGTCGCCTACGACGGCGATCGCAACGGCGCGTTCTCGGAGAAGTTCTTCGACGTGCACCGCCGCGCGCCGACCGCGGCCTGGGGCGCCGGCTTCCAGGCGGGTCCTGCGCAGCTCCGCGATCAGACTCCGGGCTTCACGTTCATGACGCCCGGCGGCGAGCGAGTCTGGAAGTCGAGGATGTTCGCATGATCGCCGCCAACGGAGTGCTCGAGGCGCGGAGCGTTCCGATGGCCGGGCAGCCCGCGGGTCGGTTCGCACGGATGAGGGAGGTCTGCGTGGGTGCCATCTCGGAGAAGTCGTCGCTGAGCCTCGGGCTCATCCTCGCGGTCGTTACGCTGGTGGTTGGCGTGCTCGGAGGCTCGCTCGCGCTCATCATCAGCAGCGCGCGCGAGTCCGGGGCTCTCACCACCAAGATCGACGCCATCGCCGAGGACATCTCCGAGATCCGCGGCGATGTGAATCAATTGCGCAACGAGGTCGTCGCCCTGAAGATCGCGAGCGCGCACGCGCAGGGCAAGTGACGCGTCTGCTCTCCTGGGTGCTGGTGGGGTGCCTCTTCTTGCTGGGCGCCATCACGATCTCGCAGCAGTGGCGGTTGGACCGCGCACTGCGGAGGATCGGACAAGTTGAGCAGGACATGAAAGGACTTCCGAAGATGACTCAGGCACAGAAGACGATCAACGGCGTGACGTGGACATGGTCGAAGGGGGCGGGGGACTGGCCGAACGGTCAGCTTGCGGACCCGGACGAGAGCGGCGACACCTTCCGCCGGCGCGTCGAGGCGTGGTGCGCCGCGCTGGAGGGAGGGTGATCCTCCGTGCGACCTGTCCTTGTGGGGCCAAGCTCGGCGCCCAAGACGACGCCACCGCCTGCGCCGTGGCGCTGGCGCAGTTCCATGCGGCACACGCCGCATGCCGCGCGGCGGCCGCGGCGGCTCTGCAGAACGGCGTCGAGGTCGAGTTCTTGGCGAGCCCGACCGGCGCGCCGTCGCCCGGAGTGAACTGACGTGACGGCGACAGCCAAGAAGCGCAAGACGAAGCTCAACGCCGAGGTCGATCCGGAGCGGTGGCCCGGACTCACGCACAGACACCTCGGCATCGCGTCCGCGACCGCGAGGCGCACGCGCTGCAAGGACCCCGCCGTGGACGTCGAGGACCTGCGGCAGTCCGCTCTCGTGCGCATGCTGGCTGGGTTCCGGCGCTGGGACGGGCGTCGTCGTGGGTGGCTGTGGGCCGCCGCAGCCTGGGGCGCTCAACGCGAGGCGCGGGTCGCATCGCGCCGAGGAGCGAAGTGGGGACGCGGGATCGAGACCCTCGGCGACCGAGAGCTTCTGAGCGGAGCAACGCTGCTTGAAACCATGGTCGCGGCGCCGACGGAATCGCCGCTTGAGCAGGCCGCGGAACGGGATCTGGTTGCGTGGGTGCGCAGCGGGATCGCGCGCCTTTCGGAGCACGATCAGGTGCTGCTGGAGCTTCGCTTCATGAATGGCCTGCTGGTTCGGGAGATCGCCTTGTTGATCGGCGCGCGCGAGCAATGCACGTACATGCGCGTCCGCGCCGCCCTCCGACGGCTGCGCCGTGAACTGAAGGAACTCCCGCGGGCGGGGTGAGGCCCGCGCGCCGCCGGCGCACCGCCATGACCGCCGAGACCCACGGACCACAGCTTCCGCCGGAGCCGAAGCGACCCAAGCCGCCATGGCGCGAGATCGAGGCCCGCTGGCTGATCGGCGAGCTTGGCCGCGACGATATCTGCCGGATCTACGGCCTCGCGCGGACGACGGTGTTCGCTCACCTCCGTCGCGAGAAGCTCCAGGAGCGCCGCGCCGAGTACACCGAGGCGCTGCGCCGGGAGGTGGTCGAGCGCACGGCAGGCCCGATCGCTGAGCGGGTCCTCGATCAGCTCACGGACGTCCTGAACGACCTCCGCGCGATCCGCCGCGCCGCCATCGCCGGGCTCCTCCAGCACTACCAGAACCCCAACGGCGAGCCGCCCATCGCCGAGGTCGAGATCCGCGGCACGGCGCGCAGCGGGTCGCTTCGCACCAAGCGCCTCGCGTACCGGTTCGACAGCCCGCTCGCGGTGCGGGCGCTCCGCGTGGAAGCGGACCTCCTGCTGCGGCTCGGGAAGGGAATCCGGCTGCTCGAACCGGACGTCGTCGAGACCGAGGGCGCGAAGAGCCCGCACGTGTTCGTGCAACAGGTCATCGAAGCGGGAAGGGCCATCGATGCCGCCGCCGCCTCCGCCGAGGAACTCTCGGCGCCGCCGGCTCCGGACGCGAGCGCGACGTCCGAAGACCCTGCCCCGGACGGAGCCGAGTAGATGGGCGCCGCATTCCGGCTGACCCACGCTCAGCGCGCGCAAATCGACGCGGGTGCCTACCGCATCGACAGCTACTGGGACCGCCGGCCGAAGCCCGGCATTCACCGGCTGCTCACGCCGCGCTGGTACCCGCTGGTCCCCCATCCGGCGCAGGTGGCCCTGATCCGGTCACCCGCCCGCTACCGCATCGCCGCGGCCGGCCGCCGCAGCGGCAAGACCGAAGTCGCGAAGCGCATCGTCATCCGAGAAGGCGTGCGCACCTGGCACATCCCGGACCCGCGCATTCTGGTCTGCGCGCCGTACCTGAAGCAGGCGCTGGCGATCTACTGGGAGGACCTAAAGGCCCTGACCCCTCGCTGGGCGCTCGATGCGAGCCGGCGCGATGGCGGGATCTCCGAGTCCACGCACACGCTCCACTTTCGGCACGGCCCGCGCATCACCGTGTTCGGCCTCGACCATGCCGCCGGCGTGGAGGGCATCCCGGCGGACTTCGTCCTGCTGGACGAGTTCGCGCGCATGAAGCCCCGCGCGTGGCCCTCGAGCATCCGCCCCATGCTGTCGACCGCGGGCCGGCCCGGCCGCGCCCTGTTCATCGGGCGTCCCGAGGGGCGCAACCACTTCTTCGACTTGGTCGAGGACTACGGCAAGGACCCGGAGCATCCGAACTGGGCCTACTTCCACTGGAAGTCGTCCGACGTCCTGAGCGCGCTGGAGATCGCCGATGCGCGCGCGAGCATGGACGCGCGGTCGTACGAGCAGGAGTACGACGCCGAGTTCGTGACGCTGACGGGCAAGGCCTATCACGACTTCGACGAGGCGATCCACTGCGCGCCGCTGGCGTATGACCCTACGCTGCCCCTCGAGGTCGCGTTCGACTTCAACGTCGAGCCTGGCGTCGCGGTCTACCTGCAGGAGCAGGTGCATCGCGGCACCCGCGATCGCGTGGCCCCGCGCATCACGGCCATCATCGGCGAGGTCCACATCCCGCGCGACTCGCGCACGGAGAGCGTCTGCAAGCAGATCATCGCGGATTGGGGGCCTGGCGGACGCCTCGGCCACCACCAGGGCCTGGTGCGTGCCTACGGCGATCCCGCCGGCGGCTCTCGGCACACGAGCTCGCGGAGCACGGACTGGACGATCATCCGAGCGCACCTCGAGCCGGCGTTCCGCGAGTACTACAGCCGCGTGCCCCGCAGCGACCCGGGCCACAAGGACCGAATCAACGCGGTCAACTGGCGCCTGAGGAAGGCCGACGGGTCGATCCACCTGCTCATCGATCCAAAGCGGGCGCCGAGGACGGTGAAGGACCTCGCCAACGTCGTGTTGAAGGAGGGCACGTCGTTCGAGATCGACAAGACCAAGAACGGTCCGAATGAGGGGCTGACGCATCTCAGCGACGCCCTCGCCTACTACCTCCACGAGGTGCATCCGCCCACGTACGGCGCCACCATCCTCTCGACAAAGGTCTGAGAGCGCCCCTAAGGTCCGGGCCAATCGGCAACGCCAGCCGCCGAGATCCAAGGCCCGCCTCCCCTGGAGACTCTCCGTGCTGGCATCCCGACACTCCCCGGCTTCTCCGTGCGGCGCGCTCCGCGTCGCCACGCTGCTTTCGCTGCTCCTGGTGGCGTGCTTCGGCTGCACCGTTCAGGAGCCGAGCACGCGACAGATCTCGGTCAACATCCAGTCGGTGAAGGGCCCGATTCGCGTCGGCACGGGGGCGATCGGCAGCGTCGGCGACGTGAACGTCGACAAGAACACAGCCGGCTCGGACCTGAACGCCGTCCTCGCCGCGCTCCGGGCGAACTTCGGCGGCACCGTCGAGCTGCTCGCGGGCGACTACTACGGCGACATGCAGCTCGACATGAGCGGCCCGAAGCCGCTGCGCGTCGTGCTCCAGCCGGGCGTGACGTGGTACGTGCGGCACGCTGGCCCCGTCGGCTTCGCCTGGATCTCCGCGAACGACAGCTCGATTCAGGGCGCTGGTCGCATCGTCGTCGACACCTGGGTCAACGACCAGGTCGCGATTCGCGTCGATGGCACGCGGCGCTGCGCGGTCGAGGATGTCCAGATCGACTACCTCGCGACCGGTGGGACGACCAGCAACCCGATGATCGGCGTGCTGTTCTCCGGGACGTGGGAATGCAGCTCGCGCAACCTCCACGTCTACCCCGCCACCGGCGTCGTCGGCGTGCGCCAACAGCTCGGCCTGAACAACCTCCACCAGAGCTTCCACTACACCTACGGCGCCCCGAAGTACGTGAGCGACGTCTTCACGGGCCGCCAGGGCTACCTGGGCTTCGACGCGATCGACACGCAGTGGTGCACGCTGCGCGACTTCCACGCGTTCGGCGTCGGCGATCAGTCGACCGAGGATGTCGGGACCGGGGTCACGGCCGGCTTCACGCCTGGCGTGCGGCCGAAGGCGATGATCCGCTTCACCGGAACCGGCGCGATCGGCTCCGAGGACGGCCATTCGATCATCGACTCGCCCGTCATCGAGCTCTGCGCCACCCAGGCCGGGCTGCTGCTGGAAGGCGCCGGCGGGTGGATCGACGTCGACAACTTCTTCATGGGGATCGGCAACGGCGGCATCTACAAGCTCGGCGACGCCGCCATCAAGATCACGAACAGCGGCGCGCGCGACACCGCTCGCGTCCGCATCAACGGCGGCCAGATCCACAACCTCGGCCGCGACCAGGCCACCGCCCAGATCTACTTCGCGACGCTCAAGGGGACCCTCACGTCCGCGACGCAGATCAACGTCACCGGTGCGAACACCTACCAGCGCGCGGCGGGCTCCTGGGGCGTCACCCCCGCCGCGGGCGACTGGGTGAACTGCGCGAACTTCGCGAACGCGGCGAACAACGGCCACCACAAGGTCGTGAGCGCGACGTCGAACACGATCGTCGTCGACACCACCCTCGGTCCCGCCCTCGTGAACGAGACGGGCTCGGGCGACGAGGCGATGACCGGAAAGACCGGCTTCGAGGCGACGGGGCTCTGGATCGACCACGCCGCCGATGTCGACGTGCGCGGGCTCGCGATCACGGACATCCGGCACATGTGGGGCATCTCGATCGACACGTCGACCGTCCGCGGCGTGCTCCTCGACGGCGTGACGATCCAGAAGGGCACCGGCAACAACGGCACGGTCGCGCCGATTCGCCTGCCCACCGGCACGCTGCCGGACAAGACGGCGGCCCTCTCCGACTGCGAGGGCCTCGCGTTCAACGGACTGGTCTTCAAGTCTTGGGGAACGAGCTTCGCCGCGGGATTGCCGATCTCGGACGGCACGGTCGGCGTGAGCTTCGGGACCGCGGCTCCGACCATCACCACGACGAACGCGCGGTACTTCCCGGACGGCTTCGGCGATCTCGCGTCGAGCGGGTACACCGCCAAGGTGTCCGGGACGACGATGGCGAACCTGACTTCGCACCTGCTGCTCGGCGAGTGAGGCGCGCGCCGTGTCCGCCCCCCGCGTCAACGACCCCTGCGCCGCCTACCTCGAGATGGCCCGTCACTGGGACATGGTCGACGACCTCATGGGCGGGACGCTGCGCATGCAGGAGGTCGCGCGCCAGAGCGAGAAGTGGCTCCCTCGCTTTGCACACGAGGAACCGGACCAGTACCGGAAGCGCGTCGAGATCTCGGTGCTCTACAACGCGTTCGCCGACACCGTGTCGCAACTCACGGCGAAGCCGTTCTCCGAGCCGCTGAGCCTCGGCGGGGAGCTGCCCGAGACGCTCGCTGCGCTCGAGGCGAATGCCGATCGCGCGGGGCAGTCGCTCCATGCGAGCGCGCGCTGGAGCTTCGAGGACGCGTGCAAATACGGGCTCACGCACTTCCAGGTCGACATGCCCGAGATCGCCGAGGATGGCCCGCGCCCGACGGTGAAGGACCAGGTCGCCGGGACGTCGCGGCCGTCGATCATCCCGCGCAGCGCGAAGGACGTGATCGGCTGGCGATCGAAGACCAACGCCGATGGCGCGCACGAACTCACGCAGGTGCGCATCCGCGAGTTCGTCGAGGTCGACGACGGTCCGTGGGGCACGAAGACGATCGAGCAGATCCTCGTGCTCAACGCGCCCGCGAGCGGCGGCGCGCCCGGGACCTGGGAGCGCTACCGCGAGGGCGCGGAGCGCGGCAAGGACTGGATCCGCCACACCCACGGGACGCATCGCTATCCGGGCGTCCCGCTCGTGACCTGGTACACGAAGCGGACCGGCTTCATGACGGCGCTGCCGCCGCTGGAAGACCTCGCGTGCCTGAACATCCGCCACTGGCAGTCGGGCAGCGACCAGGCCCGCATCCTCAACTTCGCGCGTGCGGCCGCGATGGTCCTCCTCGCTGGACTGAACCCCGAGGAAATGAAGGACGACACGATCGCCTTCATGCGCATCGTGCGCTCGACCAGCGAGGTCGCGAGCGCGACCATGATCGAGCACTCGGGGAAGGCGGTCGAGTCCGGAGAGAAGGACCTCGAGAGGATTGAACAGCGCATGGTGACGCTGGGCCAGCAGCCCTTCACGGAGCTGGTCTCCGATGCGACCGCGACCGGCGTAAAGAGCCAGGGCAACAAGACGCGCACGCTGATCCAGATGTGGATCGCGGACGAGGAAGTGGCGATCAACGCCGCTCTGCGCATCGCCGCGTGGTTCCAGAACGTCGATCTGCCGGACGACGTCCAGGCGGACATCCACAGCGACTTCGTCGACTTCGGCGGCGCCGCCATCGAGCACGACTCGCTGCTGCGCGCGCGCCAAGCGCGCCAGATCACGCAGGCGACGTACCTGCGCGAGTCGAAGCGGCGGCGCTTCTACTCCGAGGCGCTCGACGTGCAGGCGGAGATCGAGGAGACCGCCGCCGAGGGCGAGCCGATGGGGCTTGTGTCGGGCATGGGGCGTGCGCCGCCGCCGGGCGCTGGCGCCGCGTCCCAGCAAGCGGCGTAGCTCGATCACGCCATGGCGAGCAAGGCCAAGGACCCGCGGCGGAAGACGCTCGTCCCGAAGAGGGGCCGCGCGCCCACGGCCAACGAGCAGCTGCTCGACGCCGCGCTCCGGCACGCCCACTGGTTCGAGCGCCTGAAGGCGGGCGAGGCGAATCAGGTGCTCGCCTTCCTGAACGACCAGGTCATCCCGGACCTGCAGGACCGGATCGCGGGGCGGATCCAGCGCGCCGCCGACGCGGGCTTCGACACCGGGGCGGCGACACGGGCGCGCCTCGAGGCGCTTCACGTCGCGATCACGGCCGTGATTATCGAGGCCTCGAGGGCGCTGCGGGATCGGCTGATCGAGAACATCATCGAGATCGGTCGGTACGAGGCCGAGTTCGAGGCGGCCGCCCTCCAGCGCGCGGTGCCGCAGCCTGTGATCGCCGCGCTCGAGGTCTCGTTCGACCTCCCGAGCGCCGCCCAGATGCGCGACATCGTGCGGGCGACCCCCTTCCAGGGCGACACCCTGAAGGGCTGGACGGAGAAGCTCGGCGCCGACGCGGTCGGCCGCATCGAGCGGGAGATCAAGATCGGGCTGGTGAACGGCGAGAGCGCCTCGGAGATCACGCGGCGCGTGTTCGGCTCGCGCGCGGCGTCCTTCGAGGACGGCGCCGTCGCGCTGCTGCGCCGGGACGCGGACGCGCTCACGCGGACCGCGATCGCGTCCATCCAACACGCCGGCCGGGACGCCTTTCAGGCCGCGAACCCGGACGTCTACACGTCCACCGAGTACTGGTTCGCGACGCTGGACGCGATCACCTGCACCCAGTGCCAGCCGCTCGACGGCAAGACCGACCCACCGCAGCGGTTGCCGGCGGCGCCCCTCCACCCGCGCTGCCGCTGCCTGAAGCGCCGCCAGATCCGCCCGTGGGATGAACTCGGCCTGACGCCCGACGACTTCGACGACCTCGACAGCGGCGGCGCAGCGCGCCTGCGCACGAGCCTTTCCGGGCCGGTGTCCGCAAAGATCGACTACGGCGAATGGATCTCGAACCAGTCGGCCCGCGTCCAAGACCGCGCGCTCGGTCCGAAGCGCGCCGCGCTCTTGCGCTCGGGCGAAGTCGAGTACCGCGAGTTCTTCGACGACCGCGGCCGGCTGCTCACGCTGGCCGAGCTGAGGGCCACGGATTCCGAAATGGAATCGTGAGTCGATCCTGCCACCACTGCCTTGCGGCAGTTCTTTTCGAAGACCTACTGTCCCCCCTGAAGCGTGACCGAAGGAGCCTGATCCCGTGGGCCTCAAGGCAATCGTCGACAGCGTCGAGTCGCTCCCCGAAGCCGTGCGCGCGCTCTACGTGGCGGCGCCGGTGAATGGCCCGTTGAAGGGCAAGTTCATCCTCGACGTCGAGCCCGTGGGCGGCTTCCGACTCGACGATGTCGACAACCTGAAGGACATCGTCAAGAAGGAGCGCACGGCGAAGGACGAGGCGCTCGCGCGCGTGAAGGAGCTCGGCGACATCGACGTGCCCGCGCACCGGGCAGCCATGGAGCAGCTCGAGAAGCTGAAGAGCGCCTCGAGCGACGAGAAGGTCCAGGAGCGCATCCGCCTCGCGGTGACGCCGGTCAAGGAGAAGGCCGACAAGGACGCGGCCGCGGCCAAGACCGAGCTCGCGCGGCGCGACGCCGTGATCCGGAAGTACCTCGTCCGCGCCCAGGCTCTGCAGAAGGCGGGAGCCCTGAAGAACAAGCCCGTCGACGCGAACGTCGTGGCCACCCTGATCGACCACGATGCCGACATCGTCTGGACGGACGGCAAGGACGAGCCCGAAGTCCGCTTCCGCGACGGCGCCGGCGGTCACCGCACCACGGTCAAGACCGGCGGCGGCATGGCGGCGATGAGCATGGACGAGTACCTGGAGTCCCTCGTCGAGGCGCATCCGGGTCTCTTCGTCGGAACCGATCGAGGCGGCACCGGGGGTGACGGGTCGAGCGCCCGTGCCGGCCGGGCCGGCCGCGCGGCGTACGAAATCTCTCGGGCGGATGCCGCGGACTTCTCCAAGTGGCAAGCCGCCGAGGACGCGGCCGCGAAAGCGGGTCGCAAGAGTGCCGCGATCGTCGACTGACGTCTGCGGTTGCGGTTGTGTTTTTGCAGCGGGCCTGGGGCGGGATGCCAGGGCCGGGGCGCTGGGGCGGGATGCCAGGCGCTTTCAAAGCTGCGCATCGAAGCGCGCGTTTGAAAGGCCTGAAGCAATCCCATGACGAACACCGTCAACGGGTGGGACCCGATCTACTTCGCCAACAAGGCGCTCCGCATCTTGAAGAAGACGCTGGGCGTGGCTCTCACCGTCAACACCGTCTACCACGAGGAGCGCCAGGCCTTCGGCAAGGGCTCCGTGATCACCGTGCCGCGCCCGGCGCTCTTCGTCGCCCAGGACGCGCCCAACTCCGCGGCGCAGGACGCCGGCGGCGTGCCCGTGACGATCAACCTCGACCAGTGGAAGGAAGTCGTCTTCAAGCTCAACGACAAGGAGCGGACGGCGGTCGGCGACAACTACATCACGCAGCACCTGGACAGCGCCGCCTACGCCATCCGCGACGTCATCGAGGGCGCGCTCACCGGGCTCTACACCGACATCCCCTGGTACTACGACCTGAACGCGACCCCCGGTTCGGTCGTCGCCGACGCGGTGCAGCCGCGGAAGATCCTGGCGATCAACAAGGCCCGGCTCGACCCCGCGAACCTGTTCTACATGGTCGATCCGACGCTCGAGGCCAACCTCGTCAGCAACGCGGCGTTCGGCCAGTGGAACGGCGCCGGCCCGACGGGCGAGAAGACCCAGATCAACGGGATGATGGGCACGCGCTTCGGCCAGCAGTTCTACATGACCCAGAACGTGAAGAGCCACACGCCCGGCACGCTCTCGCTCACGTCGGTCCTGCTGAACGGCGCCGTCTCCAAGAACGGCACCGCGGTCACGCTCGACAACAACGGCGGCGCGCTCACGGGCACGGTGAAGAAGGGCGATGTCCTCACCATTGCCGGCAACGCGCAGCAGTACGCGGCGACCGCCGATGCGACGGCGGCCGGCAACAACATCACCGTGTCGGTGACGCCCGAGCTGGTGCAGAACTACGCGGACAACACCGCGGTCACCGTGCGCCTCGACTCGCACGTTGCGAACCTCGTCTACCAGCGCGACGCGTTCGGCATCGTCAACGTCCTCCTGCCCGACAAGGAGGTCCGCCAGATGGGCGGCGCGCTCGTCTTCACCCAGGGCGACGAGGAGACCAACCTCAGCGTCCGCGTCACGCTCTGGTACGAGCCGAAGGAGTCGGCCACGTACTGCAAGGTCGACGTGCTCTACGGCGTGAAGACCTTCTACCCCGACCTCGCGGTCCGCGCCGCGGCGTAGCCCGGGGTCACTTCCGGGCCGGCGTGCTGCGGTGCGCCGGCCCGGCTCCCGTCGTTCCTCCCCACCCTCCTCCGTCTTCAGGAGCCCTCCATGCCCCGCGAGTACACGATTCACCGAGAGGTCCTGCCGACCGTGCCGCTGCTCTACCGCGGCGACACCATCCACGTGGACCCGGACACGGTCGACGGCTGGCTCGCCCGCGGCGCCGAGCGCCCGGGCGCGGCCAAGAAGCCGCCGAAGGCGGCAGGTGCCGGCCAGGGCAGCGGCGAGGGCGCCGGCGGCCCGCCCGCACCCCCCGCGCCGTAGCGCCTCCCCCGCGAACCCACCTCGAGGCTGGACGTGGCCCTCATCGTCGAAGACGGCAGCGGCAAGGCGGACGCCGAGTCCTACGCGGACCTGGCGTTCGCCAACGCGTACGTGGCGGCCCAGGGTGGCGACGCGACGTGGGAGGCCGCCGGCGACCCGGCCAGGGAGGCCGCGCTGCGGAAGGCCACGCAGTACGTCGACGATGTCTTCGGTGCGCAGTGGAAGGGGTTCCGCAGGAGCGCCGGCCAGGCGCTGCGCTGGCCGCGCCAGGGCGTGTACGACCGCGACGGCTACCTGCTCGCCTCCGATGCCCTTCCGGCGCGCCTGAAGCACGCCACGGCCGCCGTGGCGCTCGAGGTCGTCCTGGGGAAGGTGCCGTTCGCCTCGGCGGCGACGACCGGGACCCTGGCGTCGAAGGACCTCCAGGTCGGCTCGCTCCGCATCGCGAAGAGCTACCAGGGCGGCCAGAGCACTCAGCCCTCGATCCCGAAGGCCGAGGCCCTGCTGCAGGACCTCCTGAAGCCCACGGGCATGCCGGTGCGAGGATGACGACTTCCACGGACATCGAGCTGCGCGAGGCGGTCGAGGAGCTGTTCGCCGAGCTCGACGGCGGTGTGGACGCCACGCTGATCCCGGTCGACGGGAGCTACGACGCAGCGACGACCGGCATCAGCGCGCCGAGCGCCTCGGTTGCCGTGAAGGCGACCCCGCCGGCCTCCTACCGCTCCGCGCTGGTGAACGGCGGCCAGGTCCTCGCCGGCGACGTCGTCGTGCTGTTGAAGGGCGACGTGCAGCCGGCGCCGAAGGCCGGCTGGAAGCTCCAGGTCGCCGGCGCCACGTTTGCGATCGTCGATGCGACGCGTCTTTCGGGGGGCGACGACGTCGCCGCCTGGGAACTGCAGTGCCGCCGATGATCCCCCGCGTCGAAGGCGTCGATCGCTTCAATGCCACCATCCGCCGAACGGCGCGCGTGCTGCCGGAGCGGGTCGGCTCACTCCACCGGCGGGCCTTCGCGACCGGAGTGGAGGAAACGGAGAACCGCTCGCCGGTCGACCGCGCGTTCCTCCGCGGGAACTGGCATGCGAGCCAGGACACGCCCGTCACGGCCTTCGACGCGACGAGCTCCAGCTCGCGCCTCGAGGCGAACCTGGCCGTCGCCGCGGCTGCGCCGCCGTTCTCCGCGTCGTACCTGACGAACACGGCGCCCTACGCGCGGAAGATCGAGAACGGCGGTTTCATCCCGCCGGACCCGAAGACCGACGCCGAGTCGCTGGCACGCCGTGCCGCACGCCGTGACGCCCGCCAGCGCGGGCGCGCGCAGGACCTGGCCGGCGACCCCGGCGCCCCGCTCGTGCGCGGCGGGTACAGCATCCAGGCGCCGCAGGGCGTGCTCGGCGTGAGCTTCGCTGTCGTAGTCGCCTTCGTCGAGCGGGCGGTGCGCCGGCTCGGGGGGCGGCTCCTGTGACGCTCACCGCCGTCAACCAGGCGATCCTGGGCCGCTTCAAGAGCCTGCTCGAGCTCGGGGGCGACGGCGGCGCGGCACTCGCGACGCGCTACCCCAACGACCCGCGCGCGGAGCCGGACACCGGGCCGTGGGCCCTGGTCACGCTCCGCGAAGGCGTGCGCGAGCAGCTCACGATCGCGCCCCCGATCCGCTCGCGCACGGACGGCTCGCGGCTCTACGTAGACCTCTACGACGAGATCGGGATCGGCACGAAGCCCCTCACCGACACCGCGCAGCGCGTGCTCGCCGCGTTCCAGCGGCAGGCGCTCGTCAGCGGCACCACCGAAATCGTGTTCGAGACACCCGGCTACGGCGCCGGCGGCAGCGCGGGCCAGCGCGAAGGCAAGTGGTGGCGCGTCCAGGTCACTTGCCCGTTTCACGTGGACGACGAGGACTGAACCATGGGTACCGCAGGCGGCGCGAACACCCCCACCAGTTACGCGAAGGAAGTCACCTACGGCGTCCCGCCCACGGGGACCTACCAGTACCTGGCGCAGCGGGACGACAAGTTCGTCCCCGGGCTCTCGTACGAGACCAGCCAGCTGCTCACGACCAGCGCGTTCCCGAAGGACAAGATCCTCGTCGACGCGGACGGCAAGGGCGGCTTCGCCTCGGAGTTCGTCTACGGCGCCCACGACGACTTCCTGCTGGCCGTGATCCGCGCGGCCGCGTTCTCGGCGACGCACGAGATCACGGGCGTGGGCCTCACCGTCCTCGCCGCGGACCAGTCGTTCAACGACTCCGGCAACGGCTTCACCGTCGCCAACGGCTACGCGGTCGGCAAGTGGGTCCGCGCGAAGGGCTTCCCGCTCGCGACGTCCAACGGCCTCTTCAAGATCGTCACGCGCGCCGCCGGCAAGATCACCGTCACCGGTGGCAGCGGCGGTGCGCTGGTCAACGACTCCGGCGATGCCGACAGCAAGGTCAAGCTCGGCGCCCAGGCGGTCGACGGGTCGACCGTGCCGAGCTTCACGTTCGAGCGGCAGTACAAGGACAAGGCGAACCTCTTCGCCTACTCGCCGGGCCACCTGATTCAGGGCTTCAACTTCGGCCTCTCGCCGAAGCAGATCGTCCAGGTGAGCGTCTCGACCCAGGGCCGGCCCGAGGTCTCGGCGACCGCCGCGCGCGGCTCGGGCTTCACGGCCGCGAGCACGAACCCGCCGATGAACTCGGTCACCGACCTCCGCGCGTTCCTCGCCGACTACTCCGTGCTCGCCAAGGTCGCCGAGATCGGCGTCGACCTCCAGAACGAGCTCGAGCCGATCTCAGTGCTCGGCCAGCTCGGCGCGGCCGAGATCGCGGCGCACGACGCCTCGGCGAAGGGCAACTTCCGCGTGCTGTTGCCGGACACCCACACGCTCGCGGACAAGGCGCTCACGAACGGCGAGAGCGCGTTCGCCGTGCAGTTCCTCGATGCCCTCGGGCACTACTTCTTGATCGACCTGCCGCGGGTGAAGTTCGACTCGCTCGACCGGGCGAACCCGGGCCGGAAGGCGACGATCTTCCTGAACATGGCCTACGAGGCGGTCATCCACCCGACGGAAGGCGTCGCGGTGCGGCTGGTGAAGTGGGACGACTAGGCGAGCGAGAGCAGGGCTTAGAGCGAGGCGGGGCCGCGCGGCCGAAACGCAGCGCGGCCCCGCCCGTTTCCAATCTCTGCACGCCACCACGAATAGTGCACGAATTCGAAATTTCCCCACATGTAGTGATCCAACGCGCTTGACACCATCATCCCAAACTCTACAAACGCCTCATTGCCCGACCCCATTTCCGCCCTGAGGAGGTTCCCGTGCCTGGTCTCGAGAAGAACGTCACGGTGAGGGTGGGACGAGAGCTCTACGAAGCGGCGCGGTTCGCGGCCACGGTTGACCGCACCACCGTGCAGGCGCTCGTCGAGAAGGGGCTGTCCGAAGTCATCGAGCGCCGGATCGGCAGCAACCACGAGTTGCGACAGGCGTTCGAAACCGTCAAGAAGCATCAACTCGGAGAGCGGGGCTGATGAAAAAGAAGAGACCCTGGCCGTTCAGCCAGGGTCTCGACGCTCTGCCGCCGGCGTGAACAAGACGTCGGCGGCCTGAGATCGACGAGGTAGGTTGCTCGGGGAACCCCGGGCGCTTCGTCGATCGCGATTTGAGCTTTCGGAGATCCTATATGTACCGGCGGCGAAACGGCAACGACACGTGGCACTTCTGCACCAACTGCTCGAACTGGCCGACGCACGACTACCAGTCGAAGGACACGAAGCCGACGACCGGCGAGTTCTGCAACGAGTGCAAGGCGAAGCGCGACGCAGGCAACTGCCGCTGACGAGCGCTCCGCGGTGAGTGCCTACGTGAGCTGAAGCCTCGGCGCCTCGGCTCCGAAATAGCGATCGGCGGCCTCACGCGGGAGAACGAGAAGGGCGCGTCCATCCTCAAGGTGGACGTGTCCTTCTTTCCTTCCATGACCGCAACAGGAGCCGCGCATGTCGATGCCGGCGGCCTGGAGCGCGCTCACGACGTCGGCGACGCAGGCGTCGATCTTGACGTCCTTCCACTGTTCCATCCCCGAGGCGTCGAGGTCGGCGGGGATCTTCACGCAGACTGGGCGCGTTTCGTTGCACATCTTGCTGTCCTCGTCGGAAGCGGGAGCGTTGGATCTTGAGCCCAGCGGCATCGATCGCGAGTCGCGGTGTCGTGAAACAGGATCACTGCGACTTCGGCACACCAGAGTTGAATGCGGTGTTGCTCGCCTCAGCCCCACCTGCGGAGGGCTCGAACGAGATGGGCCAATCGGGCGGCCTCGAAAGCCGTTCTAGGCGGTCGAGAAAGGATGACCACCGTGAGTCGGACTCAAGCCGTGCATGAAGGCGGGCAGCCAATTGGAGGACCGAATCGAATGCCTCGCGAATCAACTCCATCCCGACATCGCACAGTTCGACCTCCGCCGCTTGAAAGTACCAGCAGGCCTTCTGCAGCTTCCTGGAGATCTCAAGCATCAGCCGCACTTCTGCGTTGTGGCCGTCCGCCAAGCGGATGCGAGCGACCGCAACCACCATCGCTCGCTCCGCCGAGTCCAATGCATCCGCATCACTTGAGAAGTTATCCTGGCTCAAGCGATGTTTGCGGATCCTCCAGGCGTGGACATTGAACTCGTATACCGCGGTAAGCCAAGCAACGTAGGCTTCCCGTCTGCGATCCTGACGGCGAACTCGCGACTCGCCGGCGTGCGTGAGCAGGACCGTCAGTACAGAACTCGTCACCCCAGTAAAGAGTAGCTCCAGAATCGAGGAGTCGAAGCTCAAGACCCCGCCGCCCCATACCTCACGCTCGGGTTCTGCTGGAGCTTGAAGTGGAGCTCCAGGTGGTCCTGCTGAACGAACGGTCGAAACTGAGTTCGCGGCTCGCAGCCGTCGCGCTCGACCCGGAAGTACCACGGAAGCCAGTACTGATCGACTGGCACCTTCAACTCAAACGTGTGGGGCGTCTGAAATCCGGTGAACGTCATTGAGTCCGGATTTGGTCCTCCGTAGATGTCCCCTCCGGGAGGATCTGACGTGATCGTGCAGGTGATCACCTTGCAACCCGCCAGGACGACGAGAACTGCGAGACTCAGCGCGCGCTGCGCCCTTCTCGAGTGGTAGGCCATCTGGAACACTTCGCGGCTACCTCCTCGCCCGCGCCCGATAGTGCCCCCGCACGTACGTCCCGTCCTTCCGCGTGTACCCCCGAACGTGCACCGGCTCGATCCGGCCATCGCCGTCGTTGTCGAAGCCGCGGAGGTCGCCGTTCTCGGCGACGACAGGTCCGCCCCACCAGGAAGTCGCAGGCCTCGGCGCCACTGCCGGGTAGAAGGTGGGCGTCGACGCAGGAGCGGGCGCGGGGCGGAGCGCCGCGAGCGTGGTCGAGCTCGCCGTCGGCGGGGCGGCCGGAGAGGGACGGAGCGGGTGCCGCGACGCGGGATCCGGAGTCGGCTGGGAGGGCGGCTGCTGAGCGATCGGCGAGGCGGCGGCCGCCGGCTGCTGCATGCTCGGTGCCGCTGCGAGCGCCGCGGGCGGCTGGACCGCGCCTGACGATCGAGCCGGCTCGGCGGCGAGCGGCGCCCCCCAGGCGGACTTGAGCTTTCCTCCGGCGAAGCCGCTACTGACGAGCCCGGCGTACGCAACCCCGCTACCCGCGGCAAGGAGCAAGACGTACGCAACGATGCTGGCGATCCGGTGACCCATGGCGGCCTCCCTGCGAGGACCTCACTCCGGCGCGGCAGGCTACAGCCGCGTGCCGCAGCTGTCGAGAAGCCGGAGCTGGCTCTCCTCGCGTGGCGCCGGCGCTCGTCAGCCAGTGTGTTCAGGACTTGCCGGCGGGGCGCGCTGATTCCAAGCCTCGGCCGCCAGCTCACGCATGTTCTTCCACACCGCGCTCGCGTGGCATCCAGAGCGCACGACGCGGAGGCGTGCGCAGGGCGGGTGCTCAGCCACGAGCTCGCCGGCGGCCGCGCAGAAGGGGCAGGAGGCGAGGGGCAGGAGCATGGCGGCTGGAGCATAGGGCTTGCAGCGCACCGCGCGAGAGCGCGTAGCGCTTGAACCAGGATGGCATTCCGGCTCTAGTTTCGGTCACTCGGGCCGCCCGCTGATCACGGGCGGAACGATCTTCCCGCGGCGGCGGCACCCTCGTTCGCCCCGCCGCGGGAGGATCGGCCCGGTTGAACGAGGGGCTCGATGTCCAACGCGGTCGACGGCGACGGCGACGACGCAGCGCTTGCATGGCTACAAGCCGTCCTTCGCGCGATGAGCAGCTACTCCGACGAGGAAGCTAGAGTTTCTCGAGAGGACTGGCGACAGTTACGCGACGGCCAGCTTGGCGACCTGATCGCGCGCGCTCCCTATGCAAGAGCTCTGGCCGGACGGGTCGACGCGAACGTCGAGTCCAACTACTTTCATTCCTATCAGTCCAGGTTCGTCACGTCGGCCGGGCTTGCTCCGCTTTTTTCACTCTTGGCTATCCACTGCTCGAAAGCCATCGACCGACATCACAAACTCGTCCCCGGCTCCAAAGAGGAAATCTCCCAGCTCGCGTTCAAAGTTCCGGCGGGCGCGCATACTCCCAATGATGCGCGTCGGGCGCTCGCGGTCGTGAGCGCAATTCGAGCGGAGCTCGCTCGGGAACTTGCGTTCGGGACGGATGCCCCGCCGAGCGTCGCAACCCATAAAGCGGCGCCGAAGCGGCGCCGGGGCCGGCCGCTGGCCGGCGACCGCCGCGAAGATGCGAGGCTCCTCCAAGATTGGCGCGCGGCCAAGGCGCAGGGGATGCCGTCCATCGAGGAGTTTGCGCGATCGCGGAATCTGGACCCGAAGGAGACGCGATGGGCAATCGACCGTGCGCGAAAAGCCGGAAAAGGAACTGGAGAAAGTGGTCAGTCAAGCCGGAACAAATCGAAGTGAATTGTTCCAGACCTTCGCATCTGCCCACCTAGAGCCGCGCCATTCGCCGATCCGCGCAAGTTGAATTGTTCCGGGCCCAGTTTTCGTTCCTGGATCAAACGTTTCCTCCGGAATGAGCCGGAAACTTCCTTTCTCAGGTCGAGGCTCGTAGCCGACGCCTGACCGAAAGGAGCAGCCGATGATCAGGAGGAAGCGCGGGCCGAGCTAGGCGGCCCGGGAAACGACGCCGGCCGTGTCACCCCGCGAAGGAAGCACGGCCGGCACCTGGCACGCGAGGCGCGCAGCGTACCACGCGCTGCGCGCCTCGGCTTCTTTCCCCCCTGCCACCACCCCCTTCCCCCGCCCCTCGCGCTCCGTACGGTCGGCGGCATCGCCTTGAGCCATGGAGGCTTCGCGTGACCGTCAGCCGGGTCCCCCTCGCCCGTTCTGCGCGCGCGAGCCGCGGACCGGTCGATCGTGGCCCGCGGGCCCGGCGACCACATCACGGTGCGACCTACTGATCCTTCCGTCCGGCTTGGAGTGCCCGGTGTCGCTCGGCGCGTTCCCTGCGCTGGAGCAGCCGGGTACCGATGAAGATGCCGGCCAAGGCCGTGATGTCGCCCAGCATGATCCAGAGCCCCGTGCTCGTCCGCCCCGCGATGACGAGCCAGCCGCCAACGCCCAAGACGGCCAACGCCAGGATCAATGCGAACCACTGGCCCCGCGCCTGCGCGTCGACGTTCCCCTCGACGACGATCGCCTCCAGGCGCTGTCGGTGCGCGGAGTTGGATTCCGCCATCTTGATGATGCGGTCAGCGGAGCCCGGGCAAGCGCGCTCGAACTGCTCGAGCTGCGCCGGCGGCGGGAGCGGTCCCTCGTACGTCACCCGCGTCGCGATGGCGTGTTGCGGCGGTTGCCGCTTGCTCTTCCCGCTCACGCGCTCAGCTCAGCAGCCTCACCGGCAGGGGCACCCTTCTCCATCGCCGCACGCAAATCGTCGCCGACCGAGAGCCAGTCCGCTCGCATCGCCTGTGCGTCCGCAACTTCGGGCGTAGGGCTCGTGTTGTACTCGTCGAACACGCCACCGAGGTCCATGAGTCGCGCGACTCCGGACCAGACCGACGGGTGGGCGAAGAGGAAGTCCGACATGGCGACCTCGAAACAGTATCGACGAAACGGTTCTAGAGCCGCCAGCAAAAGTCCTCAAGAGTCTGCGCCGGGCAGGCCCGCTTTTCAGCCGTCGTAGCACCCTGGCGCCTGGGACGGTGGGCGCGGGCTGTGCCACGCTCCTGACGGATCTGCAGTCCACCCTGCCACCACGCTCTTCGCCTCCCCCACCGCGGTAGCTCTCATCCACACGTTCGGGCCGCCGGGTAGCTCCCGCGCGGAACGGCTCGGGTGCGCAGCGCGCGTCGGTCATGCGCGCGCCGCCGCCCGAGCTGGCCCGACTTGAACCATGGCCACTACGGAACAAACAGAAGCGCCCCGCATCGCCGAGTCACCGGCGGCGCGGGGCGTCTCGCATTTCAGGAACGCCCGTAGCTCAATCGGACAGAGCGCCGGTCTCGTAAACCGGAGCCGGCTGCGTCAACAGCCGGTGCCTTCTGAGGCACGGATGCGGGTTCGAGTCCCGCCGGGCGTACCACTTTCGCCGACCGCTAGCTGGCCGGCGCGACCGTTATCGGCTGGATGGGCCTGGAAGTCAACGGGGCGTTGGAGCAGGACCATGGCACGTCGTCGACCCCGCAGATCCATCCGCGTCCTCCGCGCTGTCGCTCGATCCATCGCGAGCCCGCGCCGCCTCAACCTCGTCGAGTTCATCGCCGACCCTGACGAGGTGCGCATGGACCAGAAGTGCGCGTTCGGCAGCCACGTGCTCGGCCACGCGGTCTACTGCCACAACACCGAGTGGCCGGACGCGCCGATGAAGTGCAGGCGGAGCACCTGGAGTCGCACCTGGCTCGGCGAGGAGAAGTACCCGGACGAGGCGTGTCGAGGGTACTCGCCGAATCCGCTGCACGCCGCGGCGCCGCCGCGCATGACGGATCGCGAGCGCTTGGAGTTCGAGGAGCGGCTCCAGCGCGAGAGCGACGCGCGGATGGTGTATCTGGAATCCGCGGAAGGGTGCGCGGCGAGCCATCGGTTCTTTCGGGCGCTCGTCGCGACGTTCGGCCGCGCGCGCACTGTGGTGCTCGGATCCCAGGCGCGTCCGCGCCCCTGAAACTTCTGCAGTCCATCCTGCCACCAAGGTCTTCCACGGGGGTTGGTCCGCGCACTACGGTCGGCGGCACACCGTGGGGCTCGCCGCGTCGGTTTGTGACCATCGCGGTCGGTGTAAACGCGGCGTGCCTCACACAACTCGATCGGAAAACCGACCCATGGCGAAGAACGAAACGACCTCCAGCAAGGCGGCCTCCGCCGCGTCGAAGGTCCTGCGCGACCCGAAGTCCTCGAAGGCGGCGAAGAGCGCCGCCGCGTCGGCGCTGACGCAGGCCCGCGACAAGAAGAAGTAGCGCAGCATGAAGCTGGTGCTGGTCGAGTGGGTCGACTCCTACGGCTGCTCCGCCACCTGGGAGCAGTTCAGCACCCCGCTCGACCAGCCCCGCGTGATGACGTGCCGCTCCGTGGGCTGGCTCGCGCACGACGGCGACGATGCGAAGGTCCTGGTCCCCCATGTCGCGCAGCTCGGAGACGCGCCGCCGTCGCAGGGCTGCGGCGACATGACGATCCCGAGCCGCGCTGTCGTGCGCATGGTCGACCTGCATGAGCCGGCAGCGGAGGCAGCGCCCCCGGGCGCGGCCGCGGGCAGGCGAACCCCGAAGTCTCCGAGAACCAAGCAGAGGACTTCCGCGTGACCGACCTCTCCACCCTCCGCACCGACCCCGACCGCGAGGCGCGCGGGGCGGCCAAGGTGTTGTCGGCGCGCGCGGTCTCAGCGGCTGGCTTCGCGAATCGCCCACTTCCACGTCTGGCGTACGCGATCGACGACAAGAACACCGCCATCGAGGAGATCCATCCCGAACAGCATGGGCGGGTCACAGGGTGCCACGATCGCATGGACGTCGGCGAGAAACAGCGGGTCCTCGCCAGGGATCTCCACGGCCACGCTGATCGGAGCGACTGGGAAGTCGCCGAAGCCATTCGCGGTCGCCGCCCGGCGCCGGCCATCGGCGTGCCTGAGCCTCAGCTGCTCAGCGACGTCGTCGCGGATGCAGCTCTGGCTCGCGCCCGTATCGATGACCGCTTGGATTCCTGCGGTAGGACCGTCGTCCGCGCCACGCACTTGAACCTTGACGATGCACCGAAGGAACGGGTCGACGCCGCCGCCGATGCGGACGATGTTGGTCGCCATGTCAGCGCAACCGAAAGCCGCCGACGAACACCGGCGGATCGCGCGCGAAGACCTGCTTCGCGAAGTAGGGCTTGCCGGTCGCTGCGGTCGCGATCTTCCCAACCTCGCACACCTTCGCGAGGTCGGGGAAGAACCCGACAAGCCGGTCTCCTACGATCACCGCGTACTGTCCGATTCGCCCATCAACAACCCAGCTTGCTCGGTGACGCTCGAACGTCGCAGCTTCGATCTCGAACGTCGGCTGCTGCGCGCGCCACTCGGCGCCGCGCCGCGCGCGTTCGGCAAGCACCTCCGGCGTGTCGTCGTCGAGCAGCGGGAAGAACAGTGTCGACGCCTTGAGCATGAACTCAACCTACCAGAGGACCCCTTCATGACCGACATCTCCACCCTGATGACCGACCCCGACCGCGAGGCGCGCGGCGTGCGTCGCCTCTGGCGCGACGGCATCTACCTGACCATCGCCTCGCTGAACGGCGACGCCTACCTGGCGCACCGGCGGGAGTGCCTGCGCCGCGGCGGGGATCGGCTCCGCGAACTCGAGGCGGACTCTCCCGAGGTCCTCGACGTGATCGCGCCTGCTCTCGCGCGGCACATCCTGGTCGGTTGGGAGGGGATGTCGGACGCCCAGGGCGCGCCGATTCCGTACAGCGAGGCCAAGGCGGCGGAGCTGCTCGCGCACCCGCGTCTGCGCCACTTCCGCCGCTTCGTGATCGAAGCTGCCAGCGAGGAGGCTGCCTACCTCGCCCGGCAAGGCGCGAGCGCCGAGGGGGACTGATCCGTGCGCTGGAGTGGCGGCTCGAGAACTGGCCGAGTGAGGGCGCCCTGGCGCTCTGGCGGGACCACGTCCGCGCCGGCGAGCCGTGGCCCGGGGGCCTGTGCCCGAGCATCCCTCTGGCGCTGGAGCACGTGTGGGAAGCGTTCCAGGTGCTCAGCCTGGAGCGACGCTACGAGAGCGGCCAGCCGCTGCCGATCACCTCGCAGGAGCGCTGGGCCTACGCCACGGGAGCGGGATGGAGCGGGGCCGATCTCCGGGAGGCGTCGCCGATGCTGCGAAGCCTGGATCGGGTGTGGATGGAGGCGGCCCGCGAAGGCGAGAGCAACGAGCCGTGAGGGTGGCGACTGCTACCGGCGGGCTGGGTCGTTCAGAGCGGATGCCCAGCTTGCGTCATCGAACGGTGGGCTCACCGATCGTGGCCGATACGCGAAGGTGATCAAGCGCTGTCAGCCGGCTTCTGTCGCTTCGAAGCTTGCCTTCGAAGGAGGCCTTCTGCTTCCCGGCCAACCGCTCAGGAACGCGCCATCGATCTACGACCTGCCACTCGCCGCGCCAAAGGCGCTCGGCCTCGATGACCAGATCGAAGGTGTTCCCCTCGAGGCGGGTGTTCTCAATCTGCGCGGTGTAGGCGAGCATGGCCTCAGGAGCCGCGTCGCGAGCGAGGTCGCCGAGCATTCCCGTGTCGATTCGCTCGTTCGCAGTCGAGATGCTGCCGTCTGGCAGGACTCGAGACCACTCGAACGTCCTGACGAACGCTTTGCTCGGATCGCTGCCACCGGCGAGCACGATCGGGTTCGCCTTGCTGCCGCAGCTTCCTTCAACCCACGCCACTCCCACCACCACCAGGATCCCCAAGACGACCAGGGATCCGAGCGTCGATTGCTTCTCAGCCACCGTCTCCACCTCCAGCGCGGCAGTTGTGCTGGCCGCGAGCCGGCCAAGGTAACGCCAGATCCTGCCGCGCGTCGAGCGGCATTCTCGTCGAGGGTGCCGTGACCGACATTGCGGAGTTGATGTTCGTCGTGGACTCGCGCCCAGCAGAAGCTGGCGCGAAGCGAACTCAGACGGCCCTCGAGGATGTCGGCCGAGCCGCGAGCAACCTGGGCCGCACGCTGATCGGGTCGTTCGGGTCTGGCGGCGGGGCTGCAAGCGCATCCAAGACCATCGACAGCATCGGCAGGTCCGCGAGTGCGGCATCCCCTGCCCTCGCAAACCTGCGACAGCAGATCCTTGGGCTCGCAGGAGGGCTCAGCGCCGCAAGGGTGGCGTCCGACTTCTTGCGGCAGACGGCGGCCCTCGACGCGAACCTGCAGCGCATCGCGCGGATTCAGGGCCTCGAAACGACCGCAGCGGGGATCGAGCGGATCAACTCCGCCTTGAAGGCGACGGGCTCCGGCTTCTTCAGCCGGGTCGACGCGTCGGCCGCTGCGGAGCAGGCCTCCGCTGCGAACTTCAGCCTCGCCGACAGCCTGAAGGTCGTCGCTGATTCGGAGGACCTTGCGCGCGAGTCGGGACTGACCCTGGCCCAGGCGACGAACGCCGTTGCCGCGTCGACGAAGGCGCTCGGCGGAAGCAGCCAGGACGCCGCGAAGGTCGCCAACATCCTCGGGAAGGTGGGCGACCTCTCGGCCGAGAACATCACGGCCTACGTGGGCGTCATTCAGAAGGTCGCGCCGGAGGCCCGCAAGGCTGGAATCGGAATCGCGGAGTTCGGAGCTGCGCTCAACGTTCTCGATGACGAGGGACAGAACGCGACGACGACGGGCCGGGACCTGGCCGGCATCTTCAATGCCATGGTCAGCCCGACCAAGGAAGCGGTCGCGACGCTGAAGGACTACGGGCTCACGCTCGACGACATCGACGTGCATGGCCACTCCTTCGCCGAGATCCTGCAGCGGCTCCAGCGCGCGCAACTCGATGCCGCGGCCGCCGGTCGCATCTTCGGTGACGGCAATTCGGCGACGGCTCTCGCGCTGATCCGCAACGCCGGGGCCGTTGGCGATCTCGCCGAGGAGTTCGAGCGTTTCATCAAGGTCGCAACGAGCAAGGATGCTCGTGACGCGAGCGAGGCGATCAAGGCAATCCAGAACGCCTACGAGGACCTCCTGCTCTCGCTTCGCGATGCGGGCGGGGAGCAGGTCGTCGTTGGCGCGCTTGGCGTTGCTCGCGAGATCATCGACGATCTCTCAGGGAAGGACCGCGACATGACCCTTCTTGCGCGCTCGATCGAGCTCGTCGGGGGCGGACTTGTGACGGCCTTCGTTGCGCGACCGATCGTTGCTGGAATCGCAGCCACGACTCGGGGAATCTTGGCCCTTCGAGCTGCGGCGGCTACGAACCCGATATCGGCGCTCGTAGTCGGGGCCTCCCTTGCCATCCCGACACTGTCGGAGCTGGTGCGCAAGCTCGACGAGCTGCGCAACGGAGAATCAGGGGGGCGAAATCGCGACGTGGCGGGCTTCCTGGCCCCATTCTCCGCGATTCAGCGAACCGCCTTCATTGCCGATTCGCCCGCCGCATCGCTGAGCGCCAATAGCAAGGCGCAACTCGCCCAGATCGAGAAGCTCGGGGAGGCCGCGCTCAAGTCGGGCAACATCATCAGTCAGCGTGCCGGGGTGGCCGCGTCCAAGGCGTCGAGGGAGTTCGCCGAGCAGGTGCTCGAAACGCTCAAGGCGCTGAGCGAGGATGGGAGTGCCGCGGCCCGGAAGGCCGCCAACGACATCGTCGAGGCCTTCGCGAAGCCGTTGCTCGAAGGCTCGGGAGACGAGACGCTGATCAAGCGGCTCGGAGTTTTCGACGAGGACACTGCTCGGCGGTTCAAGAAGATCATCGCGGAAATCGAGGTCGCCGGGAACAACGCCAGCGATGCCGTCAACGGCGCCGCCCCCAACATCGAGGCCCTGAACGCGGCCACCGCTGCCCAGTCCCGCATCCTCGATGCGATCGAAGCGACCACGCGCGCCGCTGAGAAGGAGCGGGAGCAGATCGAGGCGCTCAACGCCGCATTCGAGGCCGAGTCCGCCCTGGCTTTCGAGCGTTCGCTCGTTGGGCTCGACCAACAGGTGCAGTCCGACTTCGCACGCATCGAGGAGTTCCGCCAGACCCTGCTCAAGGCCGGGCTCAGCGCGAGCGACGTCGGCGCACGGACCCAGGCGTTCGCGACCAACCTCTACCAGCTTGCGGAGGGTGCGCGCGCCGCGGAAGGCGCCATCTCGGAGCTGGAAGGCGAGAGCGAGGGGCTGCGGATCGCGCAGGAGGCGGCCCAGGAAGCGGCGAAGCGCGAGTCCGATGCGATCACGCAGGCCGTCCGGAGCGCCGACGAGGCGGTGACGCGGCTGCGGAAGGACCTGCGGCTCGAGGCGGAGACCCTCGGCTTGTCCGCCGCGGAGGCTGCGCGGTACCGCAAGGAGGTCGAGTTCGCGACGCAGGCGAACATCGCGTTCGGCGAGGGCAGCGACGCGGCGCGCACCGCCATCGGCGAATACAACGCCGAGCTGGCCCGGGCCGACGCGCAGAGGGAGGCGATCGAGGCCTCCCGCGACTTCGCCGAGGCCCTCGTCAACCCCGTCGGCTCCGCCCTCGACGACACGGTCGAGCGGCTCATCAAGGGCCACGCGGCCACGATCAACTTCCGGGACGCGCTGCTCGACCTCGCCAGCGAGATCGGCAAGGGCGTGTTCCACAACCTCGTCACGAAGCCCGCCACCGACGCCGCGACCACGGGCCTCGCCGGCGCCTTCGGCGGGCTCTTCGGCGCCGACGCACCCACCGCGCCGGCTGCGCCCCCCACCTCCAACCCGTCCCCGGCGGACGTCCTCGGCCAGGCTGGCGCTGGCGCCGCGGCGACCGTCGGGGGCGTTTTCTCCGCCCAGCAGGCCGGGGTGGTGAACATCCAGGCCGCCGTGGTGAACCTCGCCCAGGGCCTCGTGCCGGGCCTGCCGGCCGCGGGCGGTGCCAACCTCGGCGCGAGCGCGCAGAGCCTCGCCGGGCTCGCCAGCGCCTTCGGAGGGGGCAACGCGCCCACCAACGTGCCGAACAGCAGCACGGGCGGCGGAAGCGCGCTGCTGGGCGTCAACCAGCTCGCCGCCACGGCGCCCTCGGTGCCATCCGGCTCCACCGCGGTCGATGCGCAGGCCTCGGTCCAGCCGACCTCCCAGCCGGTCCCGGAGCGTGCGGCGCTGGGCACCGCGGCCACGGGAGCCGCCTCGGGCGCCCAGGTGGGCACCGCGATCGCGCCCGGCCTGGGCACCGCGATTGGCTTCGTAGCGGGCGCCCTGCTCGGCTACATCGCCGGCGGGGCCCTGAATTCCAGCCGCGGCAACGTCTTCCGGCACGGCCGGCTCGTCCCGCACGCGAACGGCGGCATCGTCGACCAGTTCGCCGCCTTCCCGCTCGCCGGCGGGCGCATCGGCACGCTGGGCGAGGACGGGCCGGAGGCGATCCTGCCGCTCCGGCGCGGCCGCGGCGGGCGGCTCGGCGTCGAGGTCTCGGGTGGCGGCGGCCGCGGCGGCGACGTCGTCCAGGTCAGCGTCACGCAGAACATCCGCACCCCGGACACGGTTGGCTTCCGCCGCCAGGCCTCGAGCCTCGCCGTCGAGCAGCGCCGCGTCCAGAAGCGGCAGCAGTCCCGGAGGACCTGAGCGCGATGGGCTTCCACGAGATCCGGTTCCCGACCGAGGTCACCAAGGGCACGCAGGGCGGGCCCGCTCTCCCCGCCGATGTGCTGACGCCGGACTCCGGGCAGGACGTCGTCACGGTGCGCTACTCGGCCGCGCGACGGCGCTACAACGCGGCCAAGCGGCTGAAGCACACCGACATCGCGACCGTGCACCGCTTCTACCTGGCGCGCGGCGGGCTCGCGAACGGCTTCCGGTACCAGGACCTGCAGGACTACACCTCGACCCTTGCGGGGCGGACCTGGGGCAACGCCGACGACACGGGCGCGGCGCCCACCCCCACTGACCAGGTTCTCGGCACGGGCGACGGCACGACGGTCGCCTTCCAGCTCGTCAAGCGCTACACGGACGCCGCGAGCTCGCACGTCCGGACCATCCGCAAGCCCGTCGCGGGCACGGTGCGGGTCGCGGTTGCCGGCGTCGAGAAGACGATCGGATCGGACTTCACGGTCGACACGACCACCGGGCTCGTGACGTTCGCCGTGGCGCCGTCCGCCGCCGCGAGCGTGACCGCCGGCTTCGAGTTCGACGTGCCGGTGCGCTTTGGCGTCGAGGTCGGCGACGGCGGGCTCATCGCCGACATCGACAACTTCGGCGTCTCGAGCCTGGGCGACATCCCGCTGATCGAGATGCTGGACGACGCCGACACGCCGGAGGACTTCCCCTACGGCGGCAGCGCGCCCTACGCGACGCCGGGCGCGAGCGTCGGCGTTCCGGTGTCGCTCGGCGCCCGCGTGAACGTCATCGCGCCGACCAACACGGGCGCGTTCGCGCTGCTGCCGGTCATCGACGACCTTCCGCACGGCGGCCCGCTGCTCGCGATCCTGAACGCCTCGGGCGCGCAGAACCTCGCGGTCAAGGAGCAGCGCGGAGACCCGGTCGTGGTGACCACGCTGTTCACGCTGACGCCCGGCCAGGCCGCGCAGCTCTGGATCGGCCCGGACGCTGCGGCCGCGCCGAAGTGGTATCGGTTCTGAGGACGCAGCGCGCATGATCTCGTTCGCGAAGTCCTTCGGCGGCAGCAAGCGGGTGACGTCCTTCGCGGCGGCCGTCCTGCTGCATCCAGATCTCGCGCGCGTGTGGGTGCTCCACCCAACCGCGGGGGGCGCGATCGCACGCTTCCCGGACCCGGTCTTCGGCTGCCCACACATCCGCGAAGGCGGACCGCACATCTACGCCGCAAACACGGGCTCGCAGCCGATCGAGATTCAGACGCCCGATGGCACCGAGATCGCCGATCTCGCGGCGGGATCGTCGCTGGTCGCCTACCTCGCGGACCGCGACGGCGCCGATGTCGATCAGTGGCGCATCACGATTCGGGCGGTGCTGTGATGCTGACGCACGCGCCGCTGGTCCAAGAGCTGAAGGCGCGGAAGGCGCAGCGCCTGGCGCTCGCGTACCGCATCGAGCGCGCGGACGCCTCGTTCGTGCGCTTCACCACGCACAACAGCCGCCTCCAGGTCAACGTCGGCACGCTCGATGTCCCGCTCCTCGAGTGGTTCGAGCCCGTGGGCGCGCCCTCGCCCGAGAGCGCGAGCCACGAGTCGGGCGTCTCCCCCGCCAGCACCTCCAGCACTGGCCCCCTCCACGTCGAGGCGATCACGGCGGAGGACGTCCGCATCGGCCTCTACCGCAAGGCCGAGCTGCACCTGTACGTCGTGGACTGGCGCTTCCCCTGGATCCGCTACAGCTACGAGCGCTTCATCGCAGGCGAGGTCAGCGCGTCGGGCGAGCAGATCACGATCCAGTGGCTCGGGATCGCGAGCGTGGCCGACGTCAACGTGGGCGGCACCTACACACGCATGTGCCGGCACCGGCTCGGGGACGCGCGCTGCAAGGTCGACCTGTCCCTGATCGGCAGCGGCACCAAGACGGTCGACTCCGTCGCGGGCTGGTCCGATGCGCACCCGCGGCAGCGCTTCCGGTCGGACCTCACGGGGCAGCCGGACAAGTGGTGGCAGTTCGGTCGCCTCTACTGGCTCACCGGCAACAACGCGATCAACCAGATGAACGGCTACGACGTGCGGCGCTCGCTGCAGGCGAACGGCGAGGTCGAGCTCTGGACCAAGACGCCCTACGACATCGCGCCGGGCGACACGTTCCGCGTCGAGCCCGGCTGCGACAAGTTGAAGTCGACGTGCTTCACGAAGTTCGACAACGTCCCCAACTTCGGTGGCTACCCCTGGATGAAGCCCGCGGACCACTATACGAAGGCGCCGACGGCGAAGAACTGACGTGCGCCCCCTCTCCGCCATTCGCCGCTCCATCATCGCCGAGGCGCGCAAGCTCGTCGACGTGCGGTTCTGGTGGCACGGCCGCACGCCGCAGGGCCTCGACTGCTACGGCCTGCTGTTCGCCGCGGGGCGCGCGGCGGGCCTCGAGGTGCCGGACCTCGCGGAATACAGCTCCGAGTCGGTGGGCGTCGCCGCGCGCGGGCGCGCGCTCGCCTGGTTCGAGCCGCTGAACGCGATCGGCGCCGCGATCCCGGGCGACGCCGTCGAGTTCCGCGTCCGCCGCCGCCCGCAGCACTACGGCATCCTCGTGGCCGAGGATCGGATGGTGCACGCGAGCCTGCCCGCGCGGCGCGTCTGCGAATCGCGCCTCGGCCCCGACGAGTGGAAGGACGCGGTCGCGGCGTACCGCTTTGCGGGGGTGGGCGATGGGTAACGTCACGTTCCAGTTTGCTGCGAATGCGGCAGCGACCTACGCCGCGGCGAGCTACATCAACTCGCAGCAGGCGAGCGAGTCCGGGAAGGTCGACGGCCAGCGCAACGACGACTTGAAGCCCGCGCGCGTCACCGAGGGCGCGCCGAAGTGGCGCTTCACTGGGCGCCACGCGCGGGTCAACGGCACGATCGTCTACAGCCGGAAGAAGGAGCACAAGCAGAAGATCAGCGCCGGCGGCGGGGGCGGCGGCAAGGGCGGCGGAGGCGGCGGCGTCAGCAGCACGCAGTACACCTATACCGCGGACCTGGTCGTCGCGTTCGGCGAGGCGTTCGAGGGAACTGACGGACTCTCGAAGATCCATCGCGTCGACCGCATCAAGGCCAACGGGAAGCGTATCTGGGAGTTCGGCAAGGAAGACCAGTACGACAAGCTGTGGGACTCCGTCGTCATCTCCCTCGGCGGCGACGACGCGAACGTCCAGGCCTGGCTCGAGGACATCTTCGGCACCGACAAGGTCCCAGGCTTCCGCGGCACGGTCGTCGCCTACATCCGAGGCCTGCGGCTCGACGACTGGGGCGGGAACTTCCCGCAGCAGATCGACGCGGTGCTCCAACCCAACCCGAGCCCCTTCCACGTCGGCGATGCGGTGCGCGCCATCTGGTCGCGGATCAAGGACCGCGACCCGGACGACGACATCGACACGAGCGCGGCGACCGGCGCGAACCTCTCGCCCGAGCAGGAGGACAGCGTCTACCCGATGCTCGGCCTCCAGGTCGACGGGTACGAGAGCCCGCTGCGGATGATCGAGACGCTCATGGCGACGTACGACATCCAGGCGCAGCCGCGCGAGGGCAAGCTCCACTTCTTCGACCGCGGAACCGAGCCCGTCATCGTCGTCGACGCGGCCGACCTCGAGGCCGTGACCGGAGAACCGAGCCGCGATCGACCCGCGCTGCTGGAGGACCGCAGCGACTTCAGCGTCCCCTCGGAGCTGACGCTCGGCTACCGCGATCCGAAGAGCGGCTACCAGGTCGCCAGCGTGCACGAGACCATCAACGACGCGCCGCCAGGCGAGAACGCGGCGAGCGCGGACCTGCCCGTCGTGCTCTCGCGCAAGGCCGCGCGCATGGTCGCGCGGCGGCGCCTCTACGAGCCGCTGCAGCTCCGCGATGAGCTGTCGTTCCGGGTGCCGTGGGCGAAGTACAGCCACGGGCTCGCGGGCGACGTGTGGGCGGTGCCGAAGGACGGCCAGGTCTTCTACGTCCGCGCGCTGAAGGCCGAGCGCGGGGCGGACTGGTCCTACGAGATCCGCGGGACGGTCGACGACGTGCGGAACGGCGCCGAACCGATCCTCTCGAGCTCGGCCGGCAACCTCGGCAACGTGCCGGTGGTCGACGACGATCCCGAGGACGGCGTGCTGTCCGACGAGGACGAACTCGACGACCTGCTCGAGGCGTACGTCCCGCCCGACGTCACGGCGATCGCGCTCAACCTGCCCCCGCTGAAGAAGGACCATTTGGACGAGGCGGTCATCGCCTTCGGCGTCTGCGCGAAGGACCCGAGCGCGGCCTGGATCTCGCACCGGATCTTCGTCGCCGAGGTCTCCGGGGGCCCGTACTACGAGGTGAAGAAGGGGGCCGCCCAGTCCGAGGCGGTGATGGGAAAGGTGCTAAACGTCGCCTGGAAGGGCGCCAACTACTTCTACCTCCGGGACACCGGCGCCGGCCGCGGCGGGTACTGGGACGAAGAGACCGAACTCACCGTGCTCTGCTGCGAAGGCGAGCTGGCATCGGCGCCGAGCAAGCTCGACGTCTACAGCGACCGCCGCTACTGGCTGGCGTTCGCGAACGGGGAGGTGCTCGCCTATCGGACGTCCACGCCGCTCTCCGGCACGACGCACGACCTGACCGGCCTGGGCATGGAGGTCGGGGGCACCGGCTTCTTCCTGAAGCGCAACAACGCGGGCGTGGACTTCACGACGATCCTCGCGGTCGGCGACTACATCCAGGTCGTTGGGTTCGGCGAAGCGGCGAACAAGACCCTGCTCCGGCGCGTGGACGGCCTGCTCGCGGACACGATCGCGTTCTCGATCACCGACACCGAGCCGCTGACGCCCGAGGGTCCGGTCGCCGACACGGTCAAGATTTCGCTCGCCGTGAACCCCGGCGTCTTCAAGCTGACCGGCCTGCTGCGGGGCCTCATGGACACGGGCGACCACTGCGCGCACCCCGTCGTTTCGACGGCCTACGCGTCTGAGGAGTGGCTGCAGCTCGATCCGGACAACCTGACGTTCGTGAAGCGCTCGACGGGCAAGGTCGGCAAGACGCTCTACTTCAAGCCGCTGCCGTACGGCCAGGACCTCGTCGACGCGACCGAGCGCTCGATCGAGATCACCGGCGAGAGCATGCGCCCCTTCCGGCCCGCGCGCTTCCAGGCGTACCGCGACGGCACCGGGCCCACGGGCAAGAACGTCAAGCTGCGCTGGTATCACCGCACGCGCGCGCCCTTCCAGTCGCCCTGGAAGAAGGAGCCGCACCACCTCGTGCTCGAGTTCGAGCCGGACCGCTACGTCATCGAGGTCTACGCAAGCTCGGCGATGGCGTCGCTGCTGGCGACGATCAAGGTCACCGCGGCGGACGAGGACCACGGCGACGACCAGTTCCCGACCTACCGCACGCACAACTTCTCCGAGTCCCAGCAGTCGTCCGCCGGGACGCTCGGACAGGCGTTCTTCTTCCGCATTCGCCAGGTCGGCAAGGCCCTGAAGCAGGGCAACTGGGCGACCTGCGAGATTGGAGCCTACTGAGCCATGGCGAATGACCCGACCGCAGGCGCCCCATACCTCGACGAGGGGCAGGACGGCGCCGAACCGACCGTGAATGATGCGATCGACGCGCTGGCCCTCTGCGGCTACCTCGTCGTCGAGGCCAAGCAGAACTCGCCCCCGGGATCGCCGACCAACGGCAAGGCCTACTTGGTCGGCGCATCTCCCACCGGCGCCTGGGGCGGTCAGCCCGCGAACATGATCGCTTATTACAACAACGGGTGGCAGTTCCCCCGCGCGCTGCGCATTGGTGAGGCGTTCACCAATCTCGCCGACAAGAAGATCTACATCCTCGGCACGGGCGGCGCGACGGATCTCGAGACGGTCTACACCTACACCTGACCATGCCCAGCACGATCTTCCAGCGCGGCGGCCGCTCGGTCCGCTCCACCGTCGACAGCGAGCGCCTGGTGCGCGAGGCCGAAGCCGTCGTCGCGGCCGCAGGCGACGCGATCCTGGGGACGGCGACGGCGCCGAGCGGGTCCGAAGCGGTCGGCGATCGCTGGCTCGTCGTGGCAACGGCGAGCGGCGACTTTTCCAGCATGGAAGGACAGGTGGCGACCCGCGTCGAGGGCGGCTGGACGTTCCGCGACGCGATCGCGGGCGAGCGGTTCTCGATCGCCGCGACGCGGCAGGTCGTCTTCTGGGACGCGACGTCGGCCACGCTGCGCCCGCTGAACGCGCCGCACAGCACCACCGAGCAGGACACCGGGGCCCTCGGCCCGGCGGGGAACCGCGTGTGGCGGAAGCTGATCGCCTTCGGCGCCCTGCCGAACAACACCACGAAGAGCGTCGCGCACGGGATCAGCTCGATGCCGACGGCGAAGGGAGCCTACGTCCGCATCGGCGGCAGCATGTCCGATGGGACCACGGGCATCGCCCTCCCCACCGTGGCGGCGGGGGCGTCGCGCAACATCGTCGAACTGCGCTGGGACGCGACGAACGTCATCGCGCAGACCAACTACAACGCCAGCGGCTCTGACGCGGTGATTGAGCTGGTGTACGAGCGGTGAGCGCTTGTGCGGGATGCGGCCGAGAGGCCGCGGAGTGGCTGCCGATCCTCCAGCTCTGGCCCGCGGCGCCGGCGGCACCGGGCGAGACGCGACTGCCCACCGAGATCGGTCGCGATCCGGAGCAGCTCTACTGCACCCCCTGCCGCGCGGCCACCGGCGCACACGCCGACCGCGCGTTCGAGGCGACATGGATGCAGGCGTGGTGTCTGGAACTCGGACGCCGCGCCTGCTGCGACCGGCACCGTCCGAGTCTCCGCACCGCGCGGGTGCGCTGGAGGCGCGCGGTTGTCGCGGGTGTCGCCGCCGATCCGCCCTCCGATCCGCGATAGATTTGCGGTTTTCCGCTTGAATACCCGCGCGCGCCAACCGAAAGTAGGCGTGCAGTCTCGATCCTCCGCTCGGCGCTCAGCCGGGCTTCGCGAGGTCGAGGTCCGAGGGATGCGGCAAAATCATTGTTCTGTTGCGTTCCGATGGGGCGCGGCGGAACAACGAGAACCCGCGCCCTGGGCCTCGACCCGCGGGAGGCGACCGGAACCGCGCTCGCGCGAGATTCCGCGCCGCCAACCGCCCGAAGCCTAGCGGCGGCCGTCGCGGGGATCGCCAGGTTTTCGGCGCGCGCGGACTGCGGCGCGCCGAGGTGGAGGCGACCCATGGCGATGTCCGCCGCGGTGTCACGAGTTCGGTCAGCCCGTCGCACGGGATCGGTGGCGATGGCGGGCACCCCTGGAGGTGTCCGAAGGATGGATCTGGAGTATCTGCGCCTCGCGTTCAGCGGGGCGATCGCATCGGGAAAGGTCGCGCACCGAGCGGGCGTCACGCCGAGCACAATGAGTGCGATCCTACGCGGATCACAAGTGCCGTCCCACAAGATCGTTGCGCGACTCGCGCGGATCGCGTCGTCGACTCCGGAGGAGGTCTGGACCCTCGCGGAAGCGGCGATCCAGCGGAAGATCGCCGCCGAGAAGGCACAGGCCGCGGATGCGGCGGCAGCGAAGGGCGGTGCGCCGTGATGTCGGAGGAAAAGTGGCTCGCCGATTTCAAGCGAGGCATGGAGGTCGGGCAAAGGCTCAGCATCGGGCTGAACATTCTGACGGCGGCATTGTCGGGTGGATCTGTGCGGCTCGACGAAGTTGGACTCGTCGCGCGGTGCCTGATACTCGCCGATGAGCTGCTCGCCGAGAACGAGTTGCGACAACTCCAGAGTGGCCCGTCTGCGCTCGCAGCGCAAGGCGGTGCGCCATGACGCAGCGCGACGTCTTCCGGAGCCAGCTCGCGCACGTCCGCGAGGCCGCG